GAAGCATAAGCGAAGATGAAAAGTTTACCGTAACATTTGACGCAAACGGCGGACATTTTATTGTCAAAGAAGAAGAGGTAGACAAGATAACAGAATCGGTTTCTTATTCTCAATCTGCAACAAAGCCGGAAACTGACCCGACAAGAACAAATTACGAATTCGCTTATTGGTATCAGCTTTCAAGCCCGGACACAGAATTCAATTTCAAAGACACACCGATTAAGGCTGATATTATTCTTTTTGCAAAATGGGTACAGAAAAAAGCCGTTGTCACTTTCAATTCTCGCGGTGGTTCTGCTGTTGATTCGCAGACGGTTGATATTGGCGGAAAAGCCACAAAGCCGGGAACTGACCCGACAAGAGCAGGATATAACTTTACTCAATGGTGTTCAAATTATGCGGCAACTATCGCCTTTAATTTTGATACCGTGATAAATGAAGATACGACTATCTATGCTGCATGGGCAAGAATAACGGCGGTTACTGTCACATTCGACAGCAAGGGCGGTTCTGATGTTCCTTCGCAGAGTGTAGAGCCGGGAAATAAAGTTATTTGCCCGGACATTCCGACTAAAGAATATTATGCGTTCGGCGGTTGGTTTACAGATGAAGAATGTACGACAGAATTTGATTTCAGTCAGAGCATTTCATCGTCACTCACTCTTTACGCAAAATGGACGAGAGCATACAACGATGTTGTTTTTGATTCTAAGGGCGGAAGTAGCGTAACAAAACAGACCGTCATTATTGGCGGAACTGCAACAATCCCGGAACAGCCGACAAGAGAAGGTTATACTTTTGCTTTCTGGTGTACAGATTCGGGGGCAACAAACGAATTCGACTTTACAACACCGATTACGGCAGATACCACACTTTACGCAAGGTGGGTTTTGAATCAGTACACAATAGCATTTAACAGTAACGGCGGAAGCAGCGTACAAAGCCAGAGTGTAGAGCATGGAAAACTCGTTGTATTCCCGATTATGCCGACAAAAACAAATTACTCATTCTTTATGTGGTGTAAGGATAAATACCTTGAAGAAGAATTCAGCTTCTCAACGCCTGTTACATCTGATTTGACTTTATACGCCCGCTGGTTCGGAAGCTCATATAGTTTTGCTTTCGATTCTAACGGCGGTAATACTATTCCGACACAGACGATTGAGAACGGCAAGAAAGCAACAAGGGTTGTACCTGCAAAGACAGGAAACACTTTTGAAGGCTGGTTCTCTGATGAAGAACTAACAAAAGAATTCAGCTTTGACACGGCGATTGTGCATGACATGACTGTTTGGGCGAAATGGCAGCCGGACACATTCACGGTTACTTTTGAATCTAACGGCGGCTCGGAAGTTGACCCACAGACTATTGAATACGGAAACACAGTTACACAGCCGGACAATCCAACTAAGAGCGGAAGCGCATTTGCAGGCTGGTATTCTGATGAAGAACTGACACAGGGCTACGATTTTAGTAGTTCTGTTACATCTGATATAACGCTTTACGCAAAATGGAGCTGATTATGATGTTAGAAACTGATGATGATAAGAAAGATTCTCTGATTGACGCGGAAGCAGAATTGAATTCTTGCGTATGTAAAATTGTTGCAGCCGTAAAACAGAAACAGACGATGTACGAGCCTGTTGTTTATGTTGATACAGAAGGAAATGACGCTATCGCTTATGTGTACGATTCCCGGAAAATCCGCATGAGTTCAACAATGACGCTTGATAAGCTCGCCGAAAAGTTTTTCGGAAACGCTGATTATGCAAGCCTTATCGCTTATTACAACAATATCCAGAATGAGCATGAAATAGAAGCAGGAACTATTATTAAGATTCCTATTCTTTCGCCGGACGAATCAAATGCAAACAATCGTATTTATGCCATTCCGGGAGATACTGACAATTACGGTCGTGACATTGCGCTTGATGATGAGGGCGATTTTGCCGTACAGAACGGAGATTTTGCCACAACAAGCAGCGTTGAAAACCTTAATCAAGCTATCGCAATGCGCCTTACAACAGCTTCGGAAAAACGCATAAGGTACAACGCTTACGGAATCAAGGCACAAATCGGAGAAGAAGCCGTAAAGAATTACCTTTTGAGTACGGTTGAGCAGACTGTTTTAGCTGACCCTCGCGTAATGGAAATCAACGAGATTTCGGCAAGCAGCGACAATGACAAGATTTATATTGCCGTGGATTACACGGATATAAACGGAAATAAACAAAAAATGAATGAAGAGGTGTAAATATGGCAGACATCAAAAGATACGATGAACTTATGGAAGAAGCCTGCGCGAATATGATTGCAAGGCAGAACAAGATAACCGACTTTAACGAAGGTTCTATCATTCACACGATTTTAGACACTTTTTGCCGCATTGTGGAAAGGGTGTATATTGCCATTCGTTCCGGGTTCAATCAAGGCTTGATTATGCTGATTTATTCCGTATTCAAGTTTGAGAAGAAAAGCGGAACTTACGCAAGCGGGAAAGTAACTTTCAGCCGGGCTAGTGCATTGGACGCAAGAACGGTTATTCCTTCGGGCGTGAAGGTTTCGGGGAATGGTTTTAATTTTGTAACAACGGAAGCCGGAGCGATTGAAGCTGGCGCGGTTGATTCTGACGAAATCACTATAAAGGCAGAAGAAGCCGGAAGTGACTATAACTTGGAAGCTGGGGCAATTACAAGTATTGATTCATCTGTACCTAGCGATATTTCAGCCGTAACAAACAAAAACGCAATCACAGGCGGAACAAACGAGGAAACAGACGCAGAAGTAGAAGAGCGGTTTACAAAGAAACTCGCCGGGCTTTCCGGCACAAATCTTTACGGAATTGAGGACGCAGCTTTAAGCGTTGATTCTGTACGCTCTGTATCGGTAAAGAATCACAAGCCGCCGTTGAAGAATGTTTATCATGTTTCGGTTTATGTTGACGATGGCTCTGGAACGGCAAGCGATGAACTTTTGCAGGAAGTAAAAAAAGCCGTTGAAGGAACTGAAACACAGAACGGACACCTTGCGCCGGGAGTAAACGCACGATACCTTGCACCAACCGCCGTACCTGTTGATTTTGAAATTGAAGTTTCTACAGGTGAAGTTGATACGGCAGAAACACAGGCAGAGATTAAAAAGATTGTTCAGTCTTATGTGAATTCGCTCCGTATCGGCGGTACGGTTATTCTTTCAACGATTGTTGCAAAAATCCGGGCATTGTCTTATGTGTCTGATGTAACGATTAAATCACCGACAGAAAACTTTACCGTAAACAGTGAACAGATTGCACGGTTTGGAAACGCAGAAATTACAGTTGTGGAGAGTTAAAAATGAAACTTGGCGATTTTATAAAAAGTCCTTTTTCTACTCTCATAAACAGAAAAGGAAGCATATTCAAAGCTCTTCTTGCGGACAATGGAAACGGCACAATGGAAAAGCTGATTTCTGGTGTTGAAACTTGTCGCTCTGAATGGTGCAACGACACGGATTTTTACAACATGAGCGGTGAACGGTTTGAAAAATGTGCCGCATTATTCAGCGTTCTTAAAAGAATGTATGAAGAAAGTGACGAATCTTTCAAAAACAGAATCGGCTTGCTTTTGCACAGAAACGGTGATGATATTTGGGGCGACAAGTGGAATATCCTTCATATCTTGCAGACCTACTTTGATACAAAATCGGTATGGATTCGCAACAGCACGGATAATCCTAGCCTTAATATTCTTGCTGACCCGGATTTTGAAAAGATGTCTGCATGGACACTTGAAGGTGGGGCGGCATATTCACAGCAGGCGAATTTCAGCGGTGCTTTGGGTATGGCTTTTTCTTCTGTTGGTTCATGTTCGCAGGTTGTTTCCGTTTCACAGGACACTACATATTTCCTTCACTTCTTTGTGCAGGGAAAGATAAATGTATCTGTAAGGGATAATAACGGTCGCTATTACTGTACGAAAGCGGGTGATTTCGGAGCATGGCAACAGAATAAATGTGTCGCAACCTTTTCTTGTGATGAATGGGATGCTAAAAGCCTGTTCTTTATTACCGATTCTGATGTTAGCGCGGTGACAATCACTTTTGAATATGTGGATATTGAAACATACCTTGATTATACAAGGCTTTTTGCAATGGACGGAAGCATTACATTCTCTGTAATCGTTCAGTTCAAAGGTGTTCACAGCGATTCAACGCTTATTCTTGCGCCGGGCGAAGCTGACCCGATTAAAGCTCCTGTTTTGGACTTTGCGGGATTCTTCGCAGAAGGTACGCAAGATGTAAGAGAAATAGACAGTGCAGACCAGAGCTTCTATGACTTTGATTCTGCTGCTGCAATAGCTGATGTTTCGCCACTTTTAACAGGTGGGGAAGAGGACTTTATACCGACTGCAAACCTCGACGGCAGGGCGTATATAGAGCTTGATACATGGTGTATGGCGGGCAATACGGACGGCGATGTAATCACGATTGATTACGATTCAATGTCTTATTACGACAACGCATTTGTGTATGGAGCTACAGGCACTAAATCACAGGCAGTTTACGAAGAATTGCTTGAGATTATGGCTGCTGGGGGAACAACGCCATTCATTGAGCTAGTCACTCGTGAAAGTGCGGAAGAATAAAATATCGAGGAGGCATTTTATATGTCTAATTTGGCAGGAGCGGTAACGCTTGAAAACGAAATCGTGAAAGCGACAGACTTTCAGTATGCTCACGACCAGCAGTATAAGAACATTGCGCTTGTACTGAAAACTATTGTATCTGGGAGCGGGCATAACTTCATTCTTGGCGGTTCTGTAGCACCATATACAAACGGCGGAATGAATGTACAGGTTGACGGCTTGCTTGCGTATTGTGACGCAAACAAGGAAGTAGGAATTGAAACAGAAATGACTAAGCCTGTTTCTGTTGAAGCTGCTGACGACACGCTTGACCGCAAGGACATTGTGCAGGTTGCTATTTCAGAAGTCGGCTTTGACGAGCAGAGCCGCGCATTTATCGACCCGGACACAAAAGTTAAGACTTTTGAACACATCAACACAAAGAAAAAAGTTGTGCTGACTATTTCTGTAAAGAAAGGTTCAAACGGTTCTGAAATTGCGCCTGCAGTTGATGAAGGTTGTGTAAAAATCGCTGAAATTTCTGTTCCGGCTGGCACTCTTAACATTACATCTGACTTGATTGAGAATGTTTCTTCAAGAGTTGCGGGCGGTGAAAATGTGAATTGGACGGCGGATAAAGATTCTACTTTTGCGCCGATTTACCTTGCTTCACTCATTCAGAGCTATCTCACACAGCACAATGAGGACGGCACACACAAGGACAATTCCATTGTTGCGGCAATGCTGAAATTCGGCACTGAATCCGGCTCAATCAATGCTAGTCTTTTGCCTGTTGGCGAAAGCATGACATTGAACAAGGTTTCTCACGAATCTGTAGAAAGCACAAAAGAGCTTATTAAGGCTATCGTAACTTTCTGCAATGGTGTCTATGCTTACACAAACAATATTTTCTCACGCTATGAATATCTTGAAGATGTTCCGGCAGCAGTTTCAACAGAAAATATTGATGTAACCGAAGGTGGGGAAACAACTATTGACGGCGTTTCTGTAACAGCAGGTCAGATTGTTTTCTTGAAAGACCAGACAGACAAAAAAGAAAACGGCTTGTGGGAAGTTCAGACAGGAAGCTGGAACAGAGCAGACGACTACGAAGAATCTACTACAGCCTTTGACCACAAACTTGTTTTTGCAGCAGCAGGAACAGTGAATAAGGGAAAAGTTTTCTTTTTGCCGGGCAACACTTACACAATCGGCACTGATGAACTTGATTTTACAGAAGCAAACTTCACTTCTGACAAACAGGCTCACAAATTCGTTATGCGCGACGAGAACGGACGCGCAAAAATGGCAGAGCCGGAAGAAGATGATGATATTGCCGTAAAGGCTACTGTTAAGGCAGAAGAAGCTGCAAGAAAGGCTTATGAAAAGCAGCTTACAGCACATTATGACAGTTGCGAAGGAAGAAACCTTTTAACCGTTCTTGGTGTAGAAACTGTAGCCGAGGCTATGGAGATTCTTCACGAAAGATGTAACGGAACAGGAAAGCCGGACTTTTCGGGGCTTCTGATTGGTGACAATCTTGATTTACCGTCATTCACTGTAGACGGAACAAGCTATAGCGGTCAGCGTATCGTTATTTCTGGATTCAATCAGTATATCGGTGTCGGTGATACGGAAAACACTAAGAATCATATTCTTTGGACTTTCCGCGATGTCGTTCTCAAAAGACAGATGAATACATCAGATACCAACGCAGGCGGCTATCCTGCTTCCGCAATGAAAACATTCCTTGAAGGTGTGTTTGCAGCAGGTCTTGCTTCTGCTCTTGGCGGAACTTACATCTATTCTGTAAGACGCGCGACTTCTGTTAAAGGTTCTACAGCATGGAACAGCTTTACAGTATTCTTGCCAACTACTGTTGAAGTATTCGGAGTTGATACTTACGGTGACGACCAGATTGCTTGGAATACGAATGTTCAGTTTCCTATCTTTAGGAATTCTTCTTACTATCGTATCAAGCGTTATGGTGGAAGTAGAGCATGGTGGTGGCTCGGTACGCCTGATGCGTCGAACTCCACCTACTTCTGCTTTGTCGGCACCGATGGTTATAGCAACCCCGACTATGCGAGTAGTGCTGGTGGCGGCGTTGCGCCCGCTTTCTGTACCTGCTAAGGTGCAGAATCTTTAATCTTAAAATCTGGGCGGCGTAATGCCGCCTTTATTTAACAATAGAGAAAATACTAAGAATAAATATTTTAGGAGTATAAATAATATGTCGGTTGTTAAGAATAAGAGAAGTTTATCAAGACTTGAATTTTACAACACAGCAAGAAAATTAAGAATCGACCTTACGAATTGGCTTTTGCGTGATTTTGGAATCCGCGACAAAGTTTATAAATTTAAAAATGATGATGAACTAGAGAAAACTCTTTATGCAGAATATCCAAAATGGTTTATTGAAAGCACAAGAAAAACAATGCTGACAATATTAACAAATCTAATGATGAATATTACGGCAGCAAATTCTATCTACCCGATAAACATGACGGAAGTAGATTTAAGGCGTGGAATACAGGATAAGGCAATCGCAAATTGCGAGCAGCTTTTACAGGAGCTTATTTACTGCGCTGATGTAATGCCTTTACAGATTTCAAAGCTAGAGCCTTATGCAGAAATGATAAACAAAGAAATTGCATTGCTGAAAGGCTGGCGAAAAACAACTAACGATATTGGTAAAAGGATAATGACAAAGAATCAAAAAAGTGATACTATATTTCGTACTTAATACTAAAAATAAAAAGTAAAGAAAAATGGGAAACAATCTGATACGCCTAATGCGTCGAACTCCACCAACTTCTGCAATGTCAACAACAATGGTAATAGCAACAACAACAATGCAAGTAATACTGATGGCGGCGTTGCGCCCGATTTCTTACGGTGGTCATAAGTGTAGGCTTTTTAGCCGAGCCACCTTCTTAGAAAGGAGATTGTTTCCTTCCGTGAAAGAACGGTAAACGAGTATCTGACGAGTTCGGGCGGACGCTTCTTGCATGGCATGGGTTGTGTAGTAATCCCTTGTTTCATGCCCGGAAACTCTAAGCGGCTTGGTGCTAAAACTACACACCGTTTACAGAAGAGTAGGCGGAAGCCGTGCAGATACATTTTTCTTTTTTTTATTTGAAGGCAACTATGACGAGCAAAGAAAGAAAAGAAGGGCGCAGATTAAGAAGAATCGAAAATCGACAGCGCAAAAAGGCTGATTTTCTTAAACAATACAACGATTTTAATTTAGTTACTAATACAGATAATCTTTATCATGCTTTCAAGATGTCTAGGCGCGGTGTAAGCTGGAAAGAAAGCGTACAGCGTTACGAAAACGATGTCTTGCAGAATATAAACGATACAAAACAAAAACTTTTAAACGGCGAGAGCGTACAGAAAGGCTTTGTTGAATTCCAGATACACGAGCGGGGTAAAGTCCGCCATATCCGAAGCGTACATATTTCAGAAAGAATCGTACAAAAGTGTTTGTGTGACGAAATTCTTGTACCGATTATTACACGCTCTTTGATTTACGATAACGGCGCAAGTATAAAAAATAAGGGTATCAGCTTTGCAATGAATCGGTTACGGTGTCATTTGACAAAGTTTTACCGGGAAAATCATTCAAACAAAGGTTATGCGCTTGTAATTGATTTCTCAAAGTATTTTGACAATATTCTGCATGACAAACTCTTTGAAATGCAGAGAAGCAATCTGACAGACGAGCGGATTTTCAATCTTTATAAGAGCTTTATTACTGTCTTTGGTGACGGTATTTCTTTAGGGCTTGGAAGTCAAGTTTAGCAGATTTCGGCTATCTCATATCCGAACAAATTAGACCATTATTGCAAGGAAGTATTGAGAATCAAATATTATGGGCGTTATATGGACGATACATATTTGATTCACAGTGATAAAAAGTATCTTGAATATTGTCTTTCAGAGATAAAGAGAATCTGTGATGAATTGGGAATTAAGCTTAATCCGAAGAAAACGCGAATTGTGCCACTTGATGAAGGTTTCTGGTTCTTGAAGGGAAAATACATCTTGCTTGAATCCGGTAAAATCATTTGCAAGCCTGCTCGTGACGGTGCTTTGCGAATGAGAAGAAAATTAAGAAAGTTCCTCAAAATGGTTGAAGAAGGTACGATGTCGCTTTCTGATGTTTACACTTCTTACCAATCATTCAGAAGCCATTTAATGCAGTTTGACAGCTACCACATCGTTCATAACATGGATAAATACTATGCTAAACTGTTCGTACATAACTACAGCCTGCTTTATGATGAGCCGAGAATAACGCATAAGAACAGAATATTAAGCGAGCGCAACAGGTGCATTGTACCTATCAGTCGTGTTTCAATAAAGAAAATGCCGCTTTTAGCCGGGGTATGAGTTTAAGAAACTGATTGATTTTTAGTCCTATATATCGTATAATTTACTATAAAAGGTATTTTGTAGCAACAAAAGCCGCTGGAATGACACTTGAACTGTCTTTCGACGGCTTTTTTATTTCTACAGGAAAAGGACTTAGGGCAATGTTGGAATTCATATCTAAAAGTACACCGCTTAACCTCATTATCACAGGAATCTTTGTATTGTGCGCGATTTTAATAATCGTAAAGACAATCAAAGAGTTATCCGTGAAAGTTGGCGACAAGAGTGTTTCTTTTTCGAGCAAGAAAACGCAGTCGGAAATTGTAAAAGTCGTAACTGATTACGCAGATTTTAAGTACAAGATTAAGGAAGAGCAGGCGGAAGGTGTAAACGACCTGCATTTACAGGCAAAAAGAGTGGTGCAGGTGCAGATTGACCAATATGTAAAGAGAATCACAGTTGATTACATGGGAGCGTTAAACAAGAGCGGGGCTGAAAATGCCGGGCTTACTATAAATATTTTCTCGCTTCTCATGCGGATTCTTTATAACGAAATGTACAAATTCTGCATGGAGATATACGAAAGGAATCATCTTAAAGACAAGTCGGATTCTGAATTAAAAGAACTTGCAGAAACAAACTATCAGCGGCTTGCTGACATTTTCCGGGAATTCATGCAGACGAATTGGCTTGATGTAATGGGGGAGTACGAAGTCCTTCATAATATCTGTGTGGCAGAAATAAACTTTGTGCGGAATCTTATGTATCAGATTCTTGCTTCTTTCCGGGATTTGAGCCGTCAAAAATACGAGCTTATCAATACTATCAATGACATAGATTGCAAGGTTAGGGAGAAAGTACAAAATAATGGCGTTCTTCCCACCAATGCAATCTCAATTCTTTCAGACCTTTACATTCCCGGAACAGGGCTTAACAAAAACAGCGTAGACAGGTGGCTATCCACAACAAAATAAAACAGGGGGCTAAAAAATGATTGATTCACAGCTTATCTTGAAAATTTGTGTTGCAGCTTTTGCAACTGTAGGAATTGAAGAGTACATCAAGAACTTTCTGAAAACAGAAAAGACTAAAATCTATGCTCTTATTATGATTCCGCTTTCTCTCGGCTGCTTCTTCGCCATTGAGAAATTGCCTATCTGGGTTATAGGCGGACTTCTTACAGTCGGTTGTGTGCAGATTGCGTATCAGACAATCATACAGGGATTCAAGGCTGTTATTGACGGTCTTGTAGATAAACTAAAGGGAATGGGAAAAGAAAACAATGACAGCCGCGATTAAACTTCTTCTGATTGTTTGCGCCGTTTTTCTTTTTGCAGCTTTGATTTTCTTCTTTTTGTGGCGGCTCTCTGTTGGCAAGAGAAAGTCGCAGAAAGAAACGATTGACAAGCTCGTGCAGCAGATAAACGAAGCAAAACAGACGAATTCCGAATTGGAATACACGATTAGTGTTCTGAAAAAGAACAGGGAGAAAGCAAATGAAAAAATCAATGATTTGCATAATGGCGATGTTCTTGGCAATGCTCTTGATAGGTTGCACAAGCACAAAGGTTGAGTACATCAAAAAGCCTTATTTGCCGGAATTAAACTTTCCATTTTTTCCCGAATTGTACGGCGATGTAAGAAACCCGGACGACACAGTAACAGTGCCGGGGGATTGGATTATACAGATTAGTGACTTCCAGATTTACTATGAGGAATTGGAAGATAACTACAACGACTTGAAAAAGAAGTATGAGGGAGAGAGTGACAAATGAGCATGACATTAACACAGTTCATAAACACATACAAGGGTACAAAAGTTGATTACAAAGACGAAAACTTCAAGGGTGACGGCTCTTTTCAGTGCGTGGACTTGGCGCGGCAGTATTACAAAGATGTTCTGAATGTTCCGCAGTTTCCGGCTCTCGGTGCTGACGGCGGGGCAAAGGATATTATCAAGAATCCGGGCAGCAAGCTGAAAGTCATAAAAGAAGATTTGCTTGCTGATTATTCTGCAGGCGATGTCCTTGTCTGGGGAGCGAGCAAAACAAACAAATACGGTCATGTCGCTATTCTTGTGGCAATCTATAACACAAAGTATTTCATTGTTCTTGAACAGGACGGTTTCAAGCAGGACGGCGTAAAACTTGCTTTCAGAAGCCGTGAAAATCTTTTAGGCGGATTGTACAAGGCGTAATCTCTGGAATAATGGGCGGTATGCTCATAAATATAAAATGCCTTTTAAGGCAGGGGGTAAGATATGAAAAAGAATATTTTTCTTATCATTGGTTTACTGATGGTTGTTGCAGGTGTCGCTATTGCGTACTTTGCAAAGTTTGAGCTTGCCGACATGACAGGTTTTGCACTTACAATGTTTGGTGCAGGAATTGCCACTTCACAGCTTTGGCAGAAACGCGACAAGACACAGAAAACATGGCTTGCCTTTCTTGCGGTTAGCTTGGTCGGTATCGGCGCATATCTGCTTGGGTTTGGCGGATTCAGCAAGGAAACAATGACAACTGTAATGACTATGGTTTTTGGACTTGTGGGAATTATTGCCGGACTTATTATTGCTGCAATTCAGTCAAAGAACGCAAAGCAGATTGAATGATTATTTACTAAGGCTTGAAAAACCGCTCTCTTTTTGCAAGGGGGCGGTTTATCTGTTTTCTTTGAGGTGATTTTATGGCGGATATTGGTATTAGCGTAGGCTTAGACACTTCTCAATTACAGCAGGGCGCAAGGGGTGCTGCTGATTCTTTGGGTAATATTCGTGAAGAGATAACAAAACTCAACACATCTGCTGAACAGCGTAACGCAATCTATGATTACCTTGCAAAGGCAGAAGAATCTGCTCAACAATATGCAGGCAGTTTAGATAAGATTAATGAACTTGTGAAACAGATTCAACAACAGAACGGCACTTTACCAACTCCAACGGTTCAACAGAACAATCCGCAGGTAGCACCGATTCAGAATCCGCAAAATATGCCCGCTCCAAATGTCAATCCGCAGGTAGCACCGATTCAGAATCCAGATGATTTGACAAGGAAGCTTCGGGAAGCAAATATAAGCCATTTAAAAGCTGAAATTGAAGTCTGTAATAAAAAGCTCGGCGAGATGTATCTGGATGTCGCCGGAATGAATTCCGAATCGAAGGAATTCGCAAATACAATGCAGACAATTTCGAAGCTCGAATCTCAAAAATCACAGTTAAAAAGAGTTTTAGCCGAAGTGGAAGGCGAAAACAAAGGCGGCGGAAATGTCGCTACAGATTTATTAAAACGCTTTTTTGGTGGCGGACAGTTAGGTTTTCTCGGCAAACTTGGAATAGGTGGGGCGATTGCTGCAGGCGTAGTAAAAGCCGTAGACATGGGATTAAAGACTTATTCCGGGAAAACTCAAACAGATATTGCAGCAGAAGGGCAGTATCTTAACGGCGATGTAATTAACGCAAATATCACAGAAAAAGAAAACTCATTGTGGACTAAAATTCCGCTTATTGGCGGTACGATTAAAAGCGGAATACAGGTTTTTGACACAAACGAACAACGCCGGGCAGTTACGGAGTTGAACGGCTGGATTAAAGAAGCAACTCCAACAATGGATTCTCTAAGTATGTACGGAAGCCTTAATCAAGGTAACGCAATAGAGAATTCACGCAAAATCGCAGACAGTTATGCGCGTATGGCTGACCTTGTTTCCAGAGGTGGAACAGGATATAGCACAAATGAAGGTGTTGAAGTAAAGAATCAGCTTGCGCAGTATGGATATAAAAGCGAAAACGCAGAAATTGACGCAAATTCAATTCTCAAATGGCAGAGAGCGACAGGAGCAGGAAGAAGTGAGCTTATTGACTTTGTAGGTTATGCTTCACGCTATGGTGGCGCAAACGGTGCTACAAACGCTCTCGGTATTGCTTACGGCGGATTAACCGCAAGCGGAATGGAGAAGGGGCAGCTTTCGGAATTCTTGCGTGGTATGCAGAGCGTAATGGAAGAAGGAATTTCTAAGGGCTTTGTCTATGGAGCTGATGAAGTCGCAAGAAATATGTCTTTCTTCTCTAAACTCACAGGCAATAACGCAATGTGGAGCGGTGAAAATGCCGCTAGAAAGATTTCCGGGATAAATTCATCTATTGAAAACTCTACAAATCTTGATTCTGTTGCAGCCGTGATGAACTTTCAAGTTGCACAGAGCCTTATCGGAAAGACGAAAGAAGGTTTTGACGCTTATATGAAAACATTTGATATAGGCAAAAAAGATGATGGTTTGTCGCTTTATACTGGTACGCCTCTTGATGTTTTTATGGCAATGGAAAAAGGTCTTAGCACTAAGACTGTCGGCGTAACTATGGACGCTTTATCAAAGCAGTTTAACATTGGTTATGGTAAAGACGGCACATTGACAGGTGATGTTTTGAGTGCCGCAACTATGCTTTCTCAAATGTGGGGCTTGAACAATACAGGCGCAGTCCAGATGATGAAAACATGGGCTGTAAATGGGGCTATTACGAATGGTGATATAGAAAAAATTACATCAGACCCAACAATGACCACAAAGGAAACGCAGGCACAAAAAACTATAGAGGATATAAAGACTGATGTTCAGAAGATTGCTTCTACAGGAATTACTACGGCTCAGAGTATTCTTGATGAAATAAAGGCTAAGAACGGCACAAAGATAGAGAAAAATGACGAAAAGAGAAATCCTAATGCAATGGATTTTGACGCAATAATGGGAGATTTGTATGGAGAGAAGAGTGTTTGGGGTAGCCAAGATAAAAGGGCTTATAAAACATTAAAAGAAAGATTTAAAAATGCAAAAGGAAATGATGCAGATATAGCAGTAAAAATACTTGATTATGCTTCAACGCTTTCAGCCGAAGATAAAAACAACCTTGATACAAGCGGTGTCGCCAATTCATTTGAAAATATGTCTTTTGATGAAATTTTGCAAACTATTCAGAAAAAAGAATATGGAGTAGGCAATGCAGCAATTTTATCTCCGTTTAGCAACTTAGACGATGATTTCAAGTATTCTTTGCCGGGAACACAAAAAAAATGGTATGGTCTTTCTGTTCCTTATAGTTTCGATGATTTCTTGAGAAACGAAGCGGCACCTCTTGTTAATGGTGTGGCAACGGAAAACGGAACAACCGTTGATAAGGTTATCGCTCAAATAAAGAGAGACCAGCCATATTTAGCAAGTGTATATGAAACTCAAAAATCAGACGGTATCATCAATGCAGGAGAAATGAAAACTCTTTTACAACTGATATTATCAGCAATCAAGCAGCAGACTTCAAACGGTCAGATGTTAAAGGACGCTATGGAAGCAATGAGCATAAATATCAATGTTCAGCAATAGTTAGATGTGTTCCAGATATTCTATTACAAAGAAGCTACCTTCTACAGTTCCGTATAAATTGTAGTAATTATTGCTATTAAATCGCTCTTTTTTGATGTTTAATAGCAATTCGGCGGCTTCATCTGTATATTTTACACCGATATTCTTGAATTGAGAATCAACAGAATCATAGTACACAAAATTTGCATATCCCATATCTGTATTCTCATACCTTGCTTCAAAACATATTTTTTGATTATTGAATCTGGAAGGTAATAGTTGTAATTCTCTTACAGAAACCTGTTTGTACTCTTTTGACAAATCGTAACGGTTCAAATCAGAAATGTTATAAATATTCAATTTATTCTGATTTAGGAAACTGATAAAAATTGCAGCATTTTCTTGAATCTTTGGATATTGATTTTCAGCAGTCGTAAAACACTGATTGTAATACATCTTATCTTCAATAGAAGCATTATTTCCTTGTTCGTTCTTGATGATTAAAAGGGAAAAGATAAAATTCATTTCTTCCTTGTCTTTATCATACGGAAGATACATTTCAAGGACTTTATAAGTATCTTTTACAGAATCACCTTTATACTCTGTAAACAGTTTATTCCAATCATCATAACTTTGTGCAAAAATAGAAAGCCCGGCAAAAAGCAGAAAAATAGATAAAACAAATCTTTTCATATTCTCACCTCACAATTATATTATACACAAATTTGTGCAAATTCGCAAATAAAAAAGGTGTTTACTACAGATTGTAATAAAAAATGTCAATCGTTTTTCACTTTTTCGATAAAACTTTCAATATTTGCAAGAAGCGTGTCATACTTCTTTTTATAGATGTTTTTTTCTTTGCCTGTAGCAAGATATTCAACGGAAGTTTCAAGCCGTTCTGCAATTTTACAAGCATCAAATACATCTGGGGCAACATTTTTGGAAATCCTACCTCGGTGCGATTGCAAGTTTATTCTGCATGATTCGCAAAGTTCTATCTGTGAGATTTCTTTTTCCTTGCACTTTGCCTTAACTCGCTCATAAAAGGCTTTGATTTCATCTTCTGTACTCATATTCGTATTACATTGCTATTATCGTATTTTTTAGAAAAAAAGACAAGTGAAAAATAGCCAAAAAGAAATTATTTTGAAAGAAAATATTGACAAAGATTTCTAAATGGAATAATAATAATAATATAAAATAGCCGTATGGCAATTTTAATAAAACAAGTGATTTTAGGTGTTCAAGTCTGCAAACCTACTGCCTAAAATCACAAGGAGCTTTTATGCAAAACCCAATTAGTTTATCGGCTGAAAATGCCGTTGGTTTAGCACGGAATGATGTAATGACATTCAACAGTGCTGAATTTGGAAATGTGCGGACGGTCGTAATTAACGGCGAGCCGTGGTTTGTTGGAAAAGATGTTGCGGTGTCTTTGGGATATAAGGAAACTGCAAAAGCCGTCAGAGAACACATTGATAATGATGATAAAGGGGTGTCCGTTTTAGACACCCCCGGCGGAAAGCAAAATGTAACAATCATCAACGAAAGCGGCTTGTATTCGCTCATTCTTGGCTCAAAGCTGGAATCCGCAAAGAAATTCAAGCATTGGGTAACAAGTGAAGTCTTGCCGTCAATCAGAAAGACAGGCGGCTACAATGTACCGAAAACTTATGCGGAAGCCTTGCAGATTGCGGCAAATCAAGCAAAGCAGATTGAGGAAAAGAACAGGCAGATAGCGCAGATGAAGCCGTCCGCCGATTCTTGGGAAACTTACGCCGGGGATATGAAGCAGCGAAGCAAGGAAAAATCTTTCCGTGATGTTGCGAAGCTCTTGGGGCTTACGCCGCAGAAAGCACTTATCAAATGGTTCTTTGATAACGGCTATATCATGCGTGGCGGTGACGGTTGGACGGCAACCCAGAGGGGAATAGAAAGCGGAATGTTGGTAAATCGCATTATCACGGCGCAGAACGGACACGCCGGGGAACAATGCAAGGTTACGACATTTGGCATGATGAAGCTCTCCTACTTGAAGGGGGAGGGAACTTTTGACAACTGCATAGCGCAGGAAAGGACTTTCGGCGAGCGCAGAAAGCCGAGGAATTACCACAGAAAGTCCATTCTGACGGACTAAAAGAACAACCCAACGATACATTTTTAAGAGGAGATAACGATATGACTATAGGCGAAATTTACGGAACGGCACTAAAAGTGCAGAATCTTTCCAACGAAGAATGGGATGCGTTCAATTCATTTTTTGACGAGCGCGATGTAATCAACAACGACATGAAGAAGGAAAACCCGGCTTTGTTCAATGCCCTTTGCCGAATGAAGGAAAATCAAGCGAAGATTGAAACGATTGACGCTCTTTTCTGCTCATGCGACGGTAAATTTGAGGACAGGACTGTTTCAACAAGTCGGGAACTTGCGATAGCAAGCAATTTTTAAACTTTGTAAAAGAGAAGAGGTCGTGAGAAATCACGACTTCTTCTTCTCAAAGAATTCCTGCACTCTTGCCGTTGCGTTTTCTTGAATTTTGTTCATTGCTTCAAGAGCGTCTTTCTTTGAAGTTTTGCCGAAAACGCCGATTATAAGCCGGGCGTAAATATCGGTGAAAAGAAAGGCAATGCTTCCGGCTGTACCTTTTGCGAAGTTCTTTTCAATCTTGCCGTCTTTTACTTTGATTTCAATTTCCGTTTCCTGTACACGGTTAATAAAGTCTTTTACATCAGTCTGTTTCATCTTTATATCTCCCTTTTAATATTCCCAATCGTTTTCCTGTTCAATCCCGCTGATTTCTTCTATGATTGCTCCGATAACGGCAATCGTTATGAACAAGCAGAGAATGACACCGATAAGAATTCCTACAAATCTCATTTCTATTCTGCCTCCTCAAAAAGTGATTGCATTTTAATCTGTTTGTTTTCTTCGATAAGTTCTGATTCATCGAAAAGAGAAGGGCAAAAACCGCCCTCGCTTTTAAGCCGTTCAATGGCTGGAATGAAGTATTTTTCCCGAAGTTCACAGCCTAAGAAATGTCTGCTTTCATTTCCCGCAACTAAAAGCGTTGAGCCACTTCCGGCACATGGGTCAAAGACTGTCTGATTAGGTCGTGAATTTTCTATGATAAGCTGCCTTAATAAATCGTGATTCTTTTCTGTCGGGTGTAGTTTTCCTGTTCCTTGCGGATATGTAAGCACGGAAGGAATACAGAAGCCGCCGAAATATGCGCCGGGCTTTTTAGTCCATACAGCGTTTTCTACTGAATTAAGGTATTCTTTTTCTCCGTTCATTACGCTGGGATTTGTCTTACTCCACACTAAATGTCGGGTAGGGTATTTTTTTTTCTTGAAGTATGTGAAGATTTGCGCAAGCTGTTCTATTCCGCAGAATATGACGATTGAGCCTTTTGTCACTTTATCTACGAGCGGCAAAAACTCTGACAGCTCAAATGTTTTTGTGTCTGCATCGCCTTTATCCAGATTCCTTCTATCCATGCCGTTATGTCCGATATTGGTATTAACTTCGCAGTACGGAATGTCGGTAAGGGTGAGGTCTACGGAATTCTTAGGCATATTCTTCATGTATTCTATGCAGTCGCAATGTATGAGCGTGTCAAAGTCCATTTTGTTTTAGTTCCTTTCGTTCCAAGGCTTTACGCCTTTTATGTTCATCTGTGAAAAGATTGCCATTAAGACACAAACACAGATTGAGTTTCCAGCCTGTTTATATAACTGTGTATTGCTGACAACTTTTTCTGCCTTATTAAAATCTTCATCAGAAAAAGCCATAAGTCGCCAGCACTCTCTAGGGGTTAGTTTTCTGATTCTATACGAGTTTCTTTTTTCAACTACACCTTCATATCCTTTTGAAGATTCGATGTTCTCTCGTATGTTTCTTTCACCATTCTTGTAATAGGAAGCTCTTATTGTAGAAACTACATCGCTTCCCCGTGTTGTTTTTGCGTCCTCTATAATCATAGGTTCTCTACCGCCACCCTGCATCGTCGTAATGGTCGGGCAAAGATTGTTTTTATCCCATACATTACCTGCAAATCCTGTACCTCTATCTTCTCCGTATAAGTTACCAAGCCTTTTTACTTCTGATACTTGACAAGAAGAAGCACAGCATGAATACTTGTCTTGTCTTGTCTTGTCTTGTCTTGTCTTGTCTTGTCTTGTCTTGTCTTGTCTTGTCGTCATAGCTATATCCGTCCATGTTTTGTATTATCCCCACAAGTATTTTTACATCGTGATTTTCAGCCCTAAGAGTTGGGGCAAGCCCGCTTGTTTCGTAAATCCGGCGGTCTTGTTCTCGCTTCAAGTCAAGTTCACCGATTATCTTTATTCTTTCCATTCTATTACTCCGTTACTCCCATAATTGTTTAAGCCCTTATAATCTCGTGCCATTAGTGTTACAGCAACATTTGTAATTTCTGCCTGTGGTTCTTTTGAATTGTCAATCATATTTTTCAATAACACCGCTACCGTCTGCTTGCAGGTTTGAGATTCCGCAGTCGTACCTTGCTTTAATGCAGTTTGCGACTGTAATTGCTCTTGGGTTCTTGACACACAAATCAACTGTGTGCAATTCTGTTCTCTGTTCTCTGTTCTCTGTTCTCTGTTCTCTGTTCTCTGTTCTCTGTTCTCTGTTCTCTGTTCCGATTACTCCGTCTTTAAGAAGCTGCTGAATCAGCTTTTCGGCTTTTTCGTTGTTGATGTAGTATTTTTCATCTACAAATTCTTCAAGATAATCTTTCATTACCTTTTCAAGTTTTATTGGTTCTGGAAATTCAAAATCAATGAAATCATCAGAAAGAATTGAAACACAGAAACATCTTTCTCTGTTTTGCGGAATTCCATAATCCCTTGCGTTTAAATCTTGGTAGAAATTCTGATAACCTCTCTTTCTTAGAAAGGTAAGCCAATTATCAAAGTCAGCTTTGTTTGCTTCTGCATGAACTTGTGGCACATTTTCCATTAACAGGACTTGCGGCAAGTCCTGTTTTTGCAGCTCGCCCAAAATTCGCTCGACTTCCCAAAGCAAGCCAGAGTGTGTACTATGTCCGGCTTCCCAATCTGATTTTGACATTCCTTTCATCAGCCCGGCTACAGAAAGGTCTGTACAAGGAAAAGAGTAGGTGAGGATATAGCAATACTTATCTTTTTCGACAATGCCTAAATCTGCTCCGTGAACATCGCAAATATCGGTTGTTTCAAAATTTGTACTGTGGATTTCGTTGTATGACATTACGGCGTATTTGTCGAACTCTACGAGCCTATAATGCTCAAAGTCTGCTCCGATATTGCGCAGAGCCATTGCCTGTGAGCCTATGCCGCCAAAAAGTTCAATAAGGCGGATAGGTTTGTCAATCTGGATTTGTGGAAAGTCAAACAAGGAATTCTGCATTGCTATTTACTTCCTTTTACATGAACATCAAGAAGCAGATAGCCCTTGTATGATGATTTTTCGTAAACAAAGCCGTTTGATTCCATTGCAGAGCGGAAATCTTTCATCTGCTGCATTGTTGCTCTCATAAGAATAGGCTCAGAAGCGATTCCGCATTGTTTTGCGAGTGTCGCAATAGGCATTGTCACATAGAAATCAAAGAGTTTTTCTATCGGCTGTTTTGGCTGTTCCGGCTGAACTTCTGTTACTTCGTGTGTGCTGAAATCAACATTATAGGTCGGGGCATTTTCTCCGAGTATTTCTTTTTCCCGTTCTACTATCTTTGCCATAGCGTTAGGAGCTTCCGCCCACTGTTTGTTACGCTCTTCTTCCGCTTTTCTTTCGGCTTCAAGCTGGGCTTTGCGTTCTTCTTCTTCCTGCAGGCGTTTTCTGTTCTCCCGGAGTTCAGCACCACGGCGCAAGGTTGCCTGTAAATCAAGTGTGGTAAGATACAATTCTTTGAGTGTCGCGGTGTCCTCTCCGAACTGTTCAATGCTCTGTAAGTCGCCTGTGATACGGTCAATGATATGTGCAATATCATCATGAATCTGTTTTGTTTTGTAGGTTTTGTTAAGCCATTTATCGTTGAAGATTCTTTCAAGCGGAACAAGGTTGAAGTCGTACACTTTCCAGATGTCGGCGATTTCGGCGCGTTTTGCTTCTTTCTCTCTTCGCTCTTCTTCCTTAACAACGCCGTCAAGCTGGATTGTGCAGCTTTTGACAAGGTTTACTGATTCGCTTACAAGGTCTTTGAATCCGTTGAAGGGCTGCATCCATTCCTTTTCATAGGCGATACGAGCGTCATTCATCTGTTTTGCGAGAGTGTTTAATTTTGCCTTGCGGTCGGCGGCTTTCTTCGGATTTCCTATGTATTCTTCGATTGAGAAGTTATCTGTAAGGGCTTTGATTGAATCCCTAATAATCCTTGCGTTCGTTGTCAGAGTTCCGATTTTCATATCGGCAACGAAATTCAATGATTCAATCGGTAAAATTGCGATTTCGTTCTTTGGCTCTTCTGCCGTAAGTTCCGGCTGAACTACAGTTTCTTTTTCCTGTTCTGTCTGATTCTCTGGAACAAGAACATTCTTTTTTGTTGTTCTAGGCATTGTGTTTTTCTCCTCTAAAAAAAAGAAAGCCGTCTGTATTCTTGCCTCTACAGACGGCTTAAAATATCGTTTGCACGACACACCGCATAAAGCGGTTTAGAAAAGGCAAGATATTTTCTAAACCGTTCTATTTGTGAATTACTTTATTAAGCAACTCTAAAACAATCATATTGCTAAATAGCGTAATTTGTCAATAAGAAAATTATGTAATTAAGCAATAATCACTCTGATTTTGTGCGATTTTCCCATAATCGCTATGTTTCCGGGCAATAAAAAAGGCTTGCCGATTGTAGCAAGCCCTGTTTTCAGTCGTAATATAAAGGTGTATCGTATGATACGCGCAATGTTTTGTTTCTGATTCCTTCGGCAAAGTGTGCAAGTCGTTTCTTTCCGTACTCGATTGTTCCGCCGCTCTGATAATTTACGCCGTTCAGAAAAAGCCGCATAAATCCACGGTCTGGACGCTCTGGAACATCAATCAGAAATATGTAGTTTCTGCCGATTCTGATTTCTTCAATCAGCTCATAGCGTTCAAGCTCTTTCTTGTCGTGACAAAGCGGGTAGGCGATTTTCTGCCATTCTTCCCATTTGCCATAGTTGCGGTTCAGCTTCATGTTATGCCTCCGGGAATTCAACTTTTACGACTTTGTGCATATCGTCACCTTCTACACCAAGATTGAACCAATTACCCATGTAATATTTTGCGATACCCTCGCGTCCTACGGCTGCATTGTAATCTGTTGTCATTACTTCGCCGTTGTCGAATGTCACTCTTACTGTGTCTAACATATTGCGCTCCTTGCCGGGATAACGCCCGGCGCGTTGATTTATGCTCTTCTCTTCATCAAATCCCAATAACCACAGATACACTTTGTACATCTGCCGTTTCCGATGTGGTCATTTACCCATTCCTCATGTGCAAGCTGCAAGTGTTCCCAATGTCCGCAAGTCTGCTTTACAAAAGCACTGAATCTAAAAGCAAATGTCAAATCACGCTTCTTGCACTCCAATACATACTCGCTCAACTGTTTTCTGTCGCTCTCTGAAATATCCATTTCCGGGATTCTCTTTTCAACTTCCTCAAAATCAATCTTGTAACCGCCGTCAATCTCGATGTTCTTCAAAACGATGTAGTTTTCCATTTGCAACTCCTTGCAAGGTTTCAATCACCCTACACCATTATATTAAACTATCTAGTTTAATAAGTCAAGCAAAAATAAATTATTTGGTGTAAATATTCAATTTTTATATTGATTTATTAAAGTAAAGGGTTTAATATTGCGATATGAACATAAGCGAAATAATCAAGATATTGTGTGTAAAGCGCAATACGACTATTGCGGAATTGTCCGTAACAATGGGAAATTCAAAGCAGAATCTTTTTAATAAGCTCTACCGAAACGATATGAAAGTTTCTGATTTGGAGAAGATTTTAGAAACCCTTAACGCTGAATTAAGGGTTATTGATAAGGCTACAGGAACGGAGATTGTTTAACAATCTTCTTTTCAATCTCACTCAATTCATGCTGGAATATGATTGTCTTTCCTTTTGCCTGTGCATAGTGCCATTCTCTGATTGCGCCTTTTGAATTGCGCCAATCTGGAAGCATGAAGAGAGCGTCACAGCAATCTATAAGCGCGAAGTCGATATGTAAAAATTGCTCGTATGATAAGAATTCATACTCGCCGATTTTGCAGGGATTTATGACTTTAAAGCCTTTTTCTGCAAGTATTCTTTCGGCTTCGGCAAACTTTTTTATATAATTTTCATCACCTGTAATTTTCCCGCTGATGTAGATAATTTTATTCAATTTCATCTTCCTTGTTTTCGTTTTTACGGTCAAACAGGTTCAAATATACGGCACTTGTAGCAAGTCCGCCGATTAAAATAACAAGCGCAATAGATATAACGATTTCCATAGTTTAATCCTTGCAAAGCGCGTCTGAAATAAACATTCCGGCAATGTTAAGGCAAATTAGCAGGAATACTTCTAAAGCCCTGTTGTTTATATTCATCTGTACAAATTCAATGGCAAAACAACCGAATATATAACCGACTGTAAACTTTTTTATTTTCATGCGTCACGCTCCCTTTCTTCCCGGCATTACGCCGGGAGATTTCAAGATATGAGTTTACTCGCTATCAGCGGTAAACTCGAAAGCGGGCGCAACGCCGCCATCAGTAAAACTTGCATTGTAGTAGTGGCTAAGACCATAGTAGCCGACACCGCAGAAGTTGGTGGAGTTCGACGCATTAGGCGTTTTCAGCCACCACCACCAAGTATCGTTTTCAAAAGCAAGAACTTTGATTCTATTTTTAATCGCCTTGAAGTACGGCATAAAATCCTTGCTGTCCTCATTGAAAACATTGTCTTTTGAGAGCAGGGAAACATTGACTTTTCCTGTGTATTCTTTGAGGGCTTCTGCAAAGTGTTTGGCAAGGTAAACACCGAGCGGTGTTTCTTCAAACGGCTTGCCGGATTCTTCATAATCAACATCATGTCTGAAAAGAATATCCTCAAAGTTGAAAACTACACGGCGCGGCTCAACATGAACGGCGGTAATGACAACATTTTCAAGGTCAATTTCGTCAAATTCTTCACCTTCACAATCTTTGACGGCTGGAACTTTGAAATGTGGAATAAGAATCTGCTTCCCCGCTGTTACATTTTTATCAGCTTCGCCGTTATTACACCATTTTCGGAGCATTTGAAAAAATATTGCAGAATAAACGCCGGGACGGGCGATAGACATTATTTCAGCGTATTCATGTTTTCGCGATTCAGCCTTTTCTTCCTGTTCTTCACGAATTCCCGGTTCAGCAATATCAACGGTGTAAATATTTCCGTCAAAAGTTTTCTTTTTGGAAATATTCAAAATTTCCGCTCCCAAATCCTCAATCTGCTGTGCGAGCAATGCAATTTTCATGTTTATTTTCCCCCTTCATACAGGATATATTTGTTTTCAATCAGTTCTTTCATGTCGTCCGCCTGCAGAATTACAGGCGTTCTACCGTAAGGAATTGAAACGAACAGGTAGAAATGATGTGTGTAAGCGGCAGCTCCTTCTTTCGTGAAAGGGGCGTGTTCCCAGACAAGATTTGTTTTTGGAAAAAATGCCTTGATAATTTTTGCCGCTCTTTTGTGGTCGAAAGGCTGAATATAACTTTTGCCGTCTTTCGTAATGCCGCAGAAAGTCAAAGACAGGTAATAGCAACTGTTAAGCAAGCGGTTCTTGAAGCCGGATTTATCCAGCAAGTTGAAAGTGCAGATTACTTTTTCTTCTTGAAAGATAAATGTTGAGCTGTCAGAATTCTTAATGCCGTCAGTGCAGATGTTTTTAATTGCGTGTTCAATAATCTTTTCAACGGATTTTGAATCGCATTTCGGGAATGTTCTCATGGAAACACCTCACCAAAAAAGAAGGGCTTTGAAACCGTTTCGTATTCTGGCAATACTACGCGGCACAAAGCCCTAAGTCTGCATAAAGCAGTTTTGGAAAAGCCAGATAATTCCAAAAATGCCTTATCGTTTTTCTTCAAAAAAGAAACCCCTTGCAAGCTCTGACCCAAGCAAGGGGCAGAAGAAAAACCCAACGATAACCTCTAAGAGGCTTGTTGATATTTAGTATCATAATACTTGTAATCGTATTATGTCAATGATAAATCGTATTGAAATCGTTATAAAATACTAAAAAGTGTAAATAGTCCGAAAAGCAGAATAAAAGGACTATAATTTACTGTTTTATACTTAATTTTGGTCGAAATATTGAATATTTGCGTAAAATTGACGATAATATTAGCAGAATGGAAAACTTCAACGATAGATTTGAACGCCTTATAGCCGAAAAAGGCAAGAATAAGGCTGACATTGCCGATGCCGTTGGTATATCTCGTACAGGTATGTCGTCATGGAAAGACAACGACAGAATACCACGCGCCGATGTCGCCGTAAAAATTGCAAAGATTCTTGATGTTCCTGTGGACTATCTTGTATTGGGTGAAGATGTCGGATTGAAGCCCGGAAACGAAAAATTGCCCGGAAGATTGCAGGAACTTTCGCAGGCTCAACAAGCCGTTGTAAACTCCCTTGTAGATTTATTGAGAGCGCAAACACTCACGCCGGAAGGTGCTTCTGTTGGTACAAGGTGGCAGATGTTGCCGCCGAACAAACAGCAGATTATCCTTGATATGATGAGCGATATGGAAGCAGCGCAAAAGGGAATAGAAAGGGAATAAAACAAATTATCTATAATTGATTTTACTACAGGATTTTGTAAAATATTAGAAAAAAGAAGATTAAAATTGCTACAAATTGACGGAAATTGAAGGGGAAAGACGGAGACTTCCCCTCTACGACAATTTTAGCACATTATACTTAATCTATGCAATATAACAAATTAGACAATTTTTAATTCTGTAGAAAAATCACTTTTTGCCGAAAAGAGAATAAAAAGGGAATAGAATTTTTATTTTTTTTAGATTACGCTAGAGGTGGTTATGAAAAAAGAAAGGCACTTGTTCAAAAGGACTGAAACAAAGAACGGCAGGAAAGAAACACGGTGGTATTATTGGTTCTATGACGAGAACGGAAAGCAGGTCAAGAAGTCATGCGGTCAGCATGGAAAGCCCTGTTATCTGAAAAAAGAAGCCGAAGCCTATTTAGCACTTCTGGAAGAACAGGACAGAAGGGAAGAAGAAGAGTACAAACTAGCTCGGCAAATCCGGCTCTATGATGTCGGCTCTACTTTGTATGACGATGATTCGCTTTTTATGAAGCTGAAAGCGGCTCACGGAAAAGCATTACAACCGCAAACGATAACACAGAAAAAACGGCTGATGAAAATTATTCTTGCTGAATTCGGCGAGAGAATCCCGGAAACAATCGAAGAGGGCGAGATTGAGAATTTCTTGATTTCGCTTGAATATAAAAACTCTTACAAGAACACGATTCTAGGTGTTTTGCGTGATTTGTTCGGGGAGTGCAAGAGATTGAAGCTCATAAAGCACAGGCTCGATATTGACGGATTTACTCGAAGTGACAGACAGAAAAAAGACATTCTGACTATGGAGCAGCTTTCTTTATTGTTCCCGGACGACATTGAAAGACTTGCCGAAATTTGGAGCGTGAAAAACAATGACAGATACATCGGTATTGACGGAAAGCCGCATGAATACGGTTTGATGTTCGGCGTTATGTTTAGGCTTATGGCAAGTACAGGATTAAGACCGGGCGAAGCAAGGGCAATCTGCATAGACCAGATACAGGAAAGCGGGCTTTTTATAAATCGCATGATTGACAGTTACGATGTCGAAAGACCTTATTTGAAAAAGGGAAGCATTGAAAACCCAAAACAAAGAACCGTTTTATTGCCGTCAAAAATGGCTGAATTGCTGAATGATTATCTTGAAGTAAGACCGCAATGTAAGAAAAACTACATCTTTTCAAAAGACGGCGAATTCATCTTGCAGGGTTTGCTTGATTCACGATTCAAATATTGTATTAAGAAGCTGGGAATTTATGACGCTGAAAAAGTCTTAACTCCACATTCTTTGAGATTCACATACAACACTTACACGGTAAATTCTAACCTCATTCCGGCGGAAGTTTTGCGGAAAATGATAGGTCATAACTCGCAGATTATGACAGATTACTACACAAGACCAGACCTTGAGGCACAGTTGCAGGGCTTGCAGCCGTACCAAAAAAATGTTGATGAAATCTGGAACAAAGTAAAATAAAGACCGCTACTATTTTACTTTTTGGCTTGAATGTAAAATAACGCTTGAAAGCTCTCTTTTTGGAAGAGGGCTTTTTTTATTGTCAAAAGCAATTATGATGTTTCTATAATATAGTCACGATTTCAGCAAGTAAAATCAAGATGTTACTAGATTTAATCAGCGGTCAGTCATTAGTTATTATTGATTTAGTCAGCACTCTATCAATGGATAGTCAAGATTTATCATGACAAAATCATGATACTATCATGCAAGATAAGAATAGATTAGATAAGATTAGACTAGAAGAGATAAGAGAAGATGAGATAAATTTAAAATACTTACCGCCGTAATTTTTTTTCGGCAAAAATCAGTCGATGTGTTTCAAGACATAGTGAACTCTTCCGACAATTCCTAAACACTGTGAATCCTGTGGTTCTTCTTTTGTTGGATAAAGCGGATTGTCTGACTTGATGATGAACTTCCCGGAATCTTTATAAACTCGTTTTACATAACCGTCACCGTCACGCATTATTGCGTAAAGCCCTTCGCCGCTATAACCGCATGAATCGCAAAGCACCAAGTCACCGCGCCTTAAAGTTGGTTCCATGCTGTCACCGTCAACATAAAGCAAAGCTAAGTTTTCGCCGAATTGTTTTAAGTATCGTGGCACTTCCATGTAGCCGATTACTTGCGGTTCTTCCTGTAGGTACTGACCGTACCCGGCTGAAAGTTTTTGATTAAGTACAGGCACAAAGAATTTATCTGTGTCGGAATTTCTGACAACTCGCCTTTCGTTTTCTTCCAGACCGTCAATCAAAAAATTAAAAGATACGCCAAAGATTTCAGAGAGCTTTTTTAGTTCCGCAATGTTCGGCAGGCTGTTTCTCTGAATTTTGATTTCAAGATTACGCGCTCCATAGCCCAATTTTTCAGACAATTCCCTTTGTGTGATACCGTTGCTTTTGCAGAGATTTTGTATTCTTTCCCAGAATGAAGTTATTTCCATGCTCAAATTTTCGGCAGAAAACATCAAAAAAAGCACTGTTTTTTAAGAAATGTTGTGAAAAAGCACAAAAAGGTGTAAAAACTTATTGACTTTAAAATCAAACAGGTGTAAAAACAGAATCAAGACAACATCAAAACGATGTAACGACAGAGCCATTAACATTACAGCGCGTTGTTAATTGCCTTGGCAATTTGGGGAAACCCGGAAAGCCTGTTGGTTTGCGCTGAAACTGACAGGCTTTTTTTGTTGCAGGGGGATTGAAGGTATGACAGACGCTAGAAAAGATGCGGTGTTGGCACTGACCGAGCAGATTTTGCGTGAAGCTGATGACGAGTTTAAGGGCATGGCTATTCATAAGGTCGGGGATATGTACGACAGCGTAGATATTTTCAAGGGCGTGGGCAAGATAAATGTCCGTATTGCCGGAGATAGCCCTCTTGCAATCTTCAAGGATATAGCAAGGGCGATACCTTGTTAAAAATATGGCGCGTGTAAGCCGCTAACGGTTAAGCGGTGTATGTTCTTTTTCCAAAAGTTTTTCCGAAAGTAAATAACTTGCAGGTTCAAGTCCTGTCACGCGCAAGAGGAGTTGCTGGAAACAGGGCGCAAAGAGTACGCAGAGGGTGTGAGCAGAGTATGCGGAGGGTATGCGAAAAGAATAGCAAAGGGGCTGTAGAGTTGCTCAAAGGCTACAGTGAGTATGCTATCCCGGACAAGCGAGGAAAAAATCTAATCCTTGCCACGCGCTCGCAGCGGAGTTTTCGGTGTAGGTAGTGTTTTGTCTGTTCAAGAGATGTAGAGTGCCAGACCGCAGCAATGCGTTAATTGCAAAAAAACAGGAGAAGAAGAATGACCAACGAGAACATTTTAGAGAACTTGAAAAAACTGTATCAGTGCAAGACCGAATTCACGGTAACGCAGACAGGAAAGCAGAGCAAAAAAGTAAACGGATTTTATAAGCCGCTGACACATGAAATATTCTTGCATAACAAAAACTTCAAATCCGACAACGCCGTAATGTTCACGGCGATTCACGAGCTTACGCACCATATCCAGAATGAAAACGGCGTGAAAGCTGCAAGAGCGCACAACAACGCTTTTTGGAGTACATTCTACAACCTTCTTGATGAAGCTGAAAGAATCGGCATTTATTCACGCGAACGAAGCGAAAGCGTAGCGGCAAAAACAAAAGAACTTACAGACATTCAAAAACAGATTATCGAATTGCAGAAAAAGCAGGGAAAACTTCTTGCCGAACTTCACAGGGAATGTGAAGAGCAGGGCGACAGATACGAAGATGTACTTGAACATGATTTGCAGATTTCCAGAAACAAGGCAAAAGAATTACAGAAACAGGCTTATTTGACTTCTGATGTTTCAGATGAAATGTCAAAGGCAATCAATTCAGCAAAAGACGCAATGATGAAAAGCGCCGCAATACAGGCGGCTGACAGCGGGGCAACCGTTGAGCAGGTAAAGGCGATTGCAAAGACACGGCGAAAAAAACTAAGCCTGCAGACGATGGACTTGATTCACCTTCAAGCCTTATGCGCGAAAAGAAGCGTATTGAAAAAACAATCGAGCAGTTACAAGACAGACTTGTAAACATTGACGAGCAGCTTATAAGCATGGGGGTAGATGATGATTGACGGTAACGAAATCAAGCTGAATACCACCCAGCAGAGAGTTTTTAATTACATCATGGATTTTGGGTCAATCACGACACTTGAAGCGTGTGTAGATTTGGGCGAAACAAGGCTTTCAGCTCGGATTTTCGAGCTTAAAAGCAAGGGCGTGAACATTTCAAGTGATTGGATTGAAGTCCAGAACAGGTACAAGGAAAAACGCCATGTAAAGCGATATTACATCGGCTAAAAATAAAGTGAGGTGACTATGAAAAAGATTTTTATGATTCTGCTGATTCTTGCAACTTGCCTTATGGTCGGTTGTACAGGCAACGATTGGGCAGAAATGAATTATAACCGCGAAGCTCGTTCAGCAAGGTTTCAGTCGGAATATGCGACAACAGTAAACAAGCTGGAAATGAAAGAGGGCAACTTCAAAACTTACAGAAGAGTGATTTTCTACAATGTCCGGCTTGGTGAAACCGTCTTTGCCTGTGAAGGATATTGTCATGTACAGGTCGATAATGACGGCGATATTGAGGTTGTCGTTAAGACAGGTGATGAAGAATACTTGCGCCATTACTTAGGGCAGAAACAGGATATTACATACTTTTCGGAACAGTTGAAACCTGTAAAACAAGACGAATACCGCTATCAAATTGTCTGGAATCCTAAATTATGGTTTCCCGAATTCAAGGTAGCGCACTAAATAACTATCGGGCAAAAAGTGAGGTGGGAAAATGGGAAGGAGAATCTATGTAGAACAGTACACACCGAAGATGTACACAATGCACAAAAACGGCGTACAGACTAGGCGCATTAGCTTTATCCGTTACCTGTTTTTGAAGCTTTGCGGTAGCAAGGATATTAAAGTCCTTCGCTAAAAATCCTGCTGCTTTTCAGATTGCTTTTTGAACAAGTCAATCTGGAATTGCAGCGAGGACATGAGGAATGATTTTTGATTTTCATTCAGCGTGTCTAGTTCTGCAAAAAGAAGCCGTATTTCTTGCGGAAAATCACATTTCTCTTGACCTGTAATCAGAAAATCAAGGGAAACTTTGAAATGCTTTGCGATTGCTACTAAATCCGGGAGAGCCGGGAAGCGTTTAGCCTGTTGGCTGGAATAGTAAGACGATTGCACGATTCCGTTTTTTTCAAGCATTTCTTTCAGCGAGATACCTTCTTTTTTGCAGAGTTCTTTAATCCGTTCGTAAATATCCATGCTTTTATGTTCGGAATAATTGCTTAAAAACATAATTATTATCTTGACAGATTATGCGAATAAGCAATAATATAAAAGTGTAATTGCTTAATAAAGCAATTCTGATAGAGCAATGAAAAAAGCCCGCAACCTTTTTTGATTGCTTTGGCAGTCACTCCCGAAAGGGGATTGAAAGCCGTAGGTTTTTGTTGCGGAAAGCCTACGGCTTTTCTTTTTGGGGGATAAAGAAAAATGGAAATCCAGATTGTAAAAAAAGAGCAGGTTCTAGGACAGGAATTCACAGTTTACGGAGATTTTGAAAATCCGCTTTTTCTTGCTAAAGATGTTGCAAAGTGGATAGAACACTCTGATGTTTCAACAATGCTTAGAAGCGTTGATGAAGATGAAAAGGTTACAAACATTGTTTGTACCCTTGGCGGAAATCAAAAAGCATGGTTTTTGACTGAAAACGGCTTGTATGAAGTCCTTATGTTATCAAGAAAGCCTATCGCAAAAGACTTCAAGAAAGAAGTAAAGAGAATCCTTCACGAAATCAGAACTACAGGCGGCTACACAGTGCCTAGAAGCTATGCGGAAGCATTACAGATTGCCGCAGACCAAGCAAAAAGAATTGAAGAGCAGAACAAACAGATTGCGATTATGCAGCCTAAAGCCGTTGTTTATGACGAATTCGTAGAGCGTGAAAGATTCTGTAATTTCCGTGACGGTGCTAATTATCTTCACATTTCACAATCAGACTTAATGAATCTTCTGAAATCACGCTACATCTACAAAAACAGTGCTGGCGAGTATCGCCACTATAGCGAGTATTCACAGTATTTTGCATTAAGACCATTTACTTTAGGCAATAAGACGAAGCAACAACTGATGTTCACAATTAAGGGTTTAGAGTTCTTCAAAAATAAAATCAATTCAGCAAAAAAGGTAGAAGCATGACACTACAGATTGATGATGAAGGGGAGCTTGGAAAACTTCTTCAACTTCTCCCGGAAGCGATAAACACATTTAAACAGGCTGCAAGCGTACAGAACAATCAGCTTACGGCGCAATGGTATGACTTGGAAGCCTGTTACAACTTGCGCGGTGTGGGTGCTTTTTCGACCTTCAAAAATAACAGGTGGTATCAACCGAAGGGCGGAATCCCGGACGACATCGTACAGGGGCGGCACGCTTGGAGCAGGGAAACGGTGGCGGAATGGCTGACTTATACGGACAAAACGCTTCCAGAATACCACAAGAAATATTGCACAGGTGCAAGGAATCCGAAGGGGGCGCAGAAATGATGTTGAAATGCACTACAACAAAGTTTAACGGCAAAGACATAAAACTTTACGAATCTTCCTACAAGGGCAAAAAGCAGACCTTCGGAAGCGTGAGAGAAGCACTTTTATACAGCATGGGTTACGGTTCTGACCAAGCGGCAGAATTGCGCTACATGATGAAAAAAAAGATAGACGAGAAATCCAACGAAGCATAAGGAGGCAAAAAATGCTTTATGAAGAAATCTTGAAAAATGGATTCTGTACGGCTGAAAGTACGGAAGGTATGAGCGAAGATGTGTGGCTTGATAAACGCCGTGAGGGTATCGGCGGTAGTGATTCCGGGGCAATCCTTAACATGAATCGCTTTGCTACACCGTTGAGCGTTTACATCGCAAAGAAAAACCTTCTTGATTCTGATTTGAACAAAAATAATCAGTCTATCAAGTGGGGAAAAATGGCGGAAGCTGCAATCAGAAAAGGGCTTGCAGACGATTTGAATTTGCAGATTGAAACCGCACCTGTAATGTTCAAGAGTGTTAAAAATCCGTTCATGCTTGCTGATTTGGACGGCGTGATTTTTGTGCCGGAAGCAAGAGAAATCAACGGAAAGACCGTTAAGGGAATCGGCGGGCTTGAAATCAAAACCGCAACTTCACGCAATACGGAATTTGGAAGTGATGAAATTCCCGACAGTTATTATTGCCAAGTCCAGCATTACATGGCTGTAACCGGGCTTGATTGGTTTGTTCTTTGTGTGCTTATCGACAAGGCAGACGGCAGAATCTACACAGTGCCTAGAAATGACGACTTTATCAACAACACTCTTATTCCGGCTGAAAAATCATTCTGGAATGACTATGTACTTGCAGAAGTAATGCCAGCTCCAACAGGCAATGAATACGAATCAAAGATTGTTGACGGCGTGTATAAAGAGTGTGCCGCAGAGGTTGAACTTCCCAAAGAGGTTTCTTTGCTCTGTGATGAATACAATCTTGCAGCACAGGAAGAAAAAGCCGCCGGAGAGAAAAAAGAAATCATCAAGGAAAAAATCAAGATTGCCATTATGAAAGCCTCGCCGACCGCTGATGTCGAGAAGCAGAAAATCATTGCAAAGGCGGGCGGTGCGAAAATCTCTTGGAACAAGCAGGTTCGCAAGATTGCCGACACTGACAAGCTCAAAAAATCCGGGCTTTTTGATGAATATTGCAAGGAATCAGCAAGTCTTGTAATGAGAATCACGGCAGAGAAAAAAGTAGCGGGGGCGGCTGATGTATTCTGATGATGAAGATTTGAGAGCGGACAGGTGCTATTGTGGCGGAAATCCGCAGGTAGAAAGCAGGTACGGCTCTTTCTTTGTCATTTGTAAAGAGTGCGGTTGCTTGGTTCTGCATATCCAACACAACAGGCAATCCGTTCTTGGAACAAGAAAAACAGACGGATTAAGGGGGAAACTGAAAAATGAAAGTTCTTTGGTGTGACACAGAAACAACAGGATTAAAGCCGGAAAACAGCGGAGCTTTTCAAGTCGCAATGCTTTTTAAGCACGGCATGGATAAAACAAAAGTGTGGCAGCGGCTTTTCTTTCTGAATCCGCTGGACGAAGAAAAGGGCATCTTATACCACGAAGAAGCATACGAAACTCACGGCGTGAAGAAAGAAACGATTGAAGGGTATGCAAAGGCGGCGGAAGTTATGCCGAAAATCGCTTCATTCTTTCTGGAATACGGAAAAGGTTTTACCGATGAGGGGAAGTTTGAAAAGATGTACTTTGCAGGCTATAACCCGCTTTTCGATTGGGAACATCTGGACGCACTTTTCAAGCGTTACACCGAATACAAGATGTCAGACTTCTTTGAGCCGAAATTGCTTGATGTTCTGGAACAGGTAAAGCGGGCAACGGCAATGGGAAAGTTGAATACCGTAAACAAGAAACTTACAACGGTTTGCAAATCGCTTGAAATTCCGCTTGTAAACGCGCATGACGCTATGGGCGACATCGAAGCAACAAGAGAATTGGCGGTAAGACTTCAAAGAATTGGTGTACCTTTGGTTTTGTAAATTTGTGCAAATTTGCACAAATTCGTATTGACTGATACGATAAATAGATTTACAATCGTATTAGATACGAGAAAGAGTATCAAACCCAACGATATATAGACACGGAGGTATTTTTTTATGAAAACAGACGGTTCTGACGCACAGACTAAACAGGTTGCGACACAGACACAAGAAAAACAGGGAACTTTGAGGGATTGGCTTTCGATTCAGCAGAAGGCTGTTGCTCCTTCTCTCCCGGCTGGTACTGTAAGTATCGAGCGTTTTATGGAGAGCGTGAAATTCGCTATCTTAGACCCTAAAAACCCGCTTTTGCGCACTTGTGACAAGGGAAGTTTGCAGCGTTCTATTGCACAGGCGGCAAATTACGGCTTGGAAGTCGGCGGAGTTTTAGGGCAGTCTTATTTTATCCCATACAATGAATCTGTCAAGAATCCACAGACAGGTCAGTGGGAAAAGGTAATGACCTGTCATTTCCAGATTGGTTACAAAGGCTTGATTGAGCTTGCTAGACGCTCTAAGACAATCAAGACAATCGCCGCCGAGCCTGTTTACTCAAACGATGATTTTGAGTGTGAATTGGCAAGCGGAAGAAGTATTCATCATAAAATCAACATCTTCAAAGACCGAGGCGAAGTCGTAGCTTATTACTGTCTTGTTGAACTTACAAACGGCGGTGAGCAATTCGCAATCCTTACTAAATCAGACGCAGAGAAATTCCGCGACAAGTATTCAAAGTCTTATGTCATGGCAAAGAACAGCGGCAAAGGGCTTGAAGAAAATAATTGGGTGAAGAACTTTGACGCAATGGCTTTGAAAACTTGCGTTATTAAAGCTCTTAAACTCTGTCCTATCAGCATTGAAACATTGCGGGCAGTCCAGACAGAAGAAATCGGAGATTACAACGATACAGCCGTTGAAGTTACTCCCGAAGCTGAAAATGTTACCTATTCGGTAAGTGAAGAGCCTAGACAGATTGTAGCTCCTGCACAGACAGAAGAGCCTGCACCTAGCGATATGGCACAGAAAGCACTTGAAAGTGGAATGTCCGTTGAAGATGAAGCTGCAATGAACGCCGCTTTTGATTCAATGCCACCACAGGCACAAGACCCTAGCGAGATATTCTAAGGCGGTAGGGAATGAAAGTCACAGGCTATTTTCACGGCATACTTTTCAAAGATAACTCAATTATTTTAAGACCGAGTGATAGCCGTGACTTAATCCCTATTAGAAAGGTTTTCAAAAGCAAGAAAGACCGGGAAGAAAGAAGCGGGCTTGAAATCCTTCTGAGGTGTGAAATTGACGCACCTTTACAGAAACGAAGCATAAAAGAATTAAACACAGCTTGGAAGTTGATTTCAATTATTTTTGAATCAATGGAAGGTCGGCGCGGAACGGACGAAGAGCTTTACAGCTTGTATGAAGATTTGTTGACCGAATACGCCGAAAAGACACCTTGCACACTGTACCCGAACAGATTGCGCCCGGTACGGTTGAGCGAAGCAAACACGGTACAGGCTGCAACTTTCATTGACGGCTTAATTTATCATCTGTGTATGCTTTGTGACTTGAAGCAGGATTTACAGGCTGATGTACGAATGGTTATTTACGAATTCGAGGAATGGCGGGGAAAACAGAAAGAAGATTTTACCGCCACAATGACAGAATCGAAGTGGAGAGAAAGGGCGGTTTATTCCGAAGCGAGCGGAATAGGAACGGATATAGACCTTCACCACATGATGGGAAAGGGAGCGCACGAGATTTTACGGAATGACCCGGAAAATTGGATTGCGTTAAACCGTGTGGAGCATGAGGAATTCCACAACGAAGGGGAAGAAAACTTTTTGCAGAAATACCCGCACTTAAAGGGGCGTTTCGAGCATATACATAAAAAGGCGGCGAGCCTTTACGAAGATAAAAGAAATTTGGGGTGACAGGTAAAAATGACAAGAGAGATACCATTGAGCCGGATTCTTTACGGCACGAATGTCAGAAGCGAGCGTGACGAGGATATTATCGAGCTTGCAAAGAGCATTGAAGCACATGATATTTTACAGCCTTTAGTTGTAAGACCAAAGGGCAACAAGTATGAAGTTATTTGCGGACACAGACGGCTTAAAGCCTTGCAGCTTGTCGGCGGTGATATTTCTGTACCTTGCATTATCCGTGAGGATATTCCAGATTCAGAAGTTCTCAAAGTTCAGCTTGAAGAGAATATTCAGCGTAAGCAAATGAGCGCGATTGAACTTGTAGAAGCGTTTGACAAGATTAAGGCACAAAGCCGGGTAAAAGTTACGAATGAACGGCTTGCCACAATGCTGAACAAAAGCGTTAGTTGGATTTTGAATCAGTATTATGCGGTAAAGAACATTGAAAAAGTATATGGCGACAACGGCAAGGAGTATGTGAGAAACAATCACATCGCTGCTGGAAAGATTATCGGAGATTTGCAGAAAAAGAATCGAGAAGTCACAAAGGTGCAGAAAAACGGTTTTACCATTGAACATAACGGAAAGACTATCACAGTCAAATGTGAGAGCGTTGATGTGGTGAAGTATGTTGTCGCAGAACTTAAAAAAATCTAAGGGGAATTGATATGTCAGAAGAAAAGCCGATTGAGAAGCCTAGAGCCGCAAAGCTCGTTTACAATCTGAATGATGATTACAGGACACCGCGCTATCTTGTTTCGTGCCTTGATACATTCATCTTTGATTTTATGCAGCGTCACAATATCAACCGTAAATTGGTTGTGTATTGCCCTTTCGACACAGAAGAAAGCGAGTATGTACGCTACTTCAAAGAAAACGGCGCGGAAGTAATTCACGGAGATATAAAGACAGGGCAGGACTTCTTCGAGAATCCTATCCCGGAATGTGATTTAGTTATTTCAAATCCGCCTTTTTCACGAAAGCGTGAGATTTTTTCTAAGCTCTTTGCGGCTAATGTACCTTTTGCCCTGCTGATGAATCTGCAGGCAATGCAGTATCAAGAAATGGGGCAGTTGTTTTTTGAGGAACAGCAGAGAACGGAAGCGATTCAGTTTATTATCCCGGATAAGAAAGTGTCTTTTGACGGTCATACATCGGCTTTTTGCAGCGGTTATTATTGCTGGAAGTTCGTTGAGAAAACATCATTCGTACACCTTCCACATAACAATAGCGGAAAGTTTTATGTTCCGGCTTATTCACTTACAAAACAGGGAGATGTGCAATAATGAAATGGTTTAAGCATGATTCAGACGCAATGACAGACAGCAAAATCAGAAAGTTAATCTTGAAGCATGGGGCGGTAGGTTACGCCGTTTATTTTCACTGTTTGGAGCTGATAGCAAGTAGCGTAAGCGAAACAAACATCAATTTTGAATTGGAGCATGACGCGGAAATCATAGCCGATGATTTGAAAATCAACGGAAGCGGAACGGAAAGCGGAGCGCAGATTGTTGAGAACATCATGCGCACGATTATTGACCTTAAACTTTTTGAGGAATCAGACGGTCACATTTTTTGCTTGAAGCTCTTGAAAAGGCTTGATACTTCCATGACTTCAAACAAGTATTTCCGTACTTTGATTGCGGAAGCAAAAAGCGCAAGGACATCACAGGCACAAATTCCGGCTCTTGAAGCAACACAGACAGAAGAGCCGCAGCAGGAAGAAATACCTTACGAAGTCCAGACACCGGGCGAAGAACAGTTTTCTTATGCGCAGAAAGAATACGCAAAGAAAATCTTTGACTTATGGAACGGCGCAGGGCTTCCTTGTCCTAAATCTGGCTACATTACATTTATGCTCTCTGATTTCAGAATGGCAGTCGGAGAGTTGCAGAAAGAAAAGCTGCATAGCAGTTCAGTTATTGCAGCCGTTGAAAATTACATCAAGGTTATGGAGCTGAAAAAAGCAAATAAAACTTGGTGGAATGTAAAATACAGCTTTGACAACTTTGCAAAGTTCAAGAACATAAAAAGATTCTTGCCGGACTATTTCGACATAACAGAATATCAAGACATGAAGAAAAAGAACGGTTCAGCGGTCGCACAATCGGGAGCAGATTCTAGCGGCGAGGGGGTAGATTTCTAATGAGCGAAGAAAAAAAGATAAACAAAGACCCTATAAAAACCGTGCCGGAAGTTATGAAGAATGTTTTTGCGGGTATTACCGTTGCTTCTGATGAAGATATTGCGAAGCGTGAAGAAGAAATTCGCAAGTATGAAGAAGAGCAGAGAAAAGCAAACCGGGAGCGCAATTTCTTGAACAGCGGAATAGCAGAGAAATTCGAGAATGTAGAACTTTCTGACATTCTGGATGCAGGAATTGCGGAAATGAAAGACAAAGACGGAAACATCATCACAGATATAAATGTCTTTGAGAAGTTCATTTCTGACATTGCGGAAGGAAAGCCTAGAGGCTTGTGGCTTTGCGGAAAATACGGAACAGGAAAAAGCGTTTTTGCAATCGCTCTTATGCACGAGCTTTGCCGCCGTGGTGTTTCCTGTTCATACTTCAAAACACATGAAGTCATGCAGCGGCTTGATGATGTGAAATGGCATTTAAGCCATGAAACAAGAGCGGGAATTGTGAAAGAGCTTTGCAGCTCTGATTTCCGTATCTTTGACGAAATCGGGCGTTATCCAGATTCAAAGTGGGAGCAGTTTATATTGTTTGATGTAACGAATAAATGTTACGAAAGCTATAAATCAATGCTCTTTATCTCAAATCTGACAAGAAACGAATTAGGCGAGTTTTTGGGCGGGGCTGCTACTGACAGATTCAAGGGTTTAGGAATGACTATTGAATTCAGCGGCAAATCGTTCAGAGGTTCGGAAAAAGAATTGTATACAAAGTAGGAGAATGAATATATGACAGACTTAAATCATGTTGTTTTGATTGGACGGCTTACCCAAGATTTGGGAAACGATGAAAGAAGTTTCGGATATTTGCCTAACGGACAGGCAAGGGCAAATGTAAGTATTGCTGTAAATCGAGGCAAGAAACAGGGTGACGAATGGATTAACGAAGTTTTTTATTTTGAAGTTGCAATTTTCGGAAAGACCGCCGAAAACTTGAAGCCGTATCTTTTGAAGGGTAAACAAATCTGTGTAGACGGACACCTTAAACAAGACCGCTGGAAAGACCAGCAGGGCAACAACAGAAGCAAAATCAGCATTGTTGCGGAAAATGTTCAGCTTTTGGGCGGCAAGAGTGAAGATTCAACACAGAACGCGGGCGGAAACTATCAGCAGCAGTCTTTCACGCCGAAAGCAAATACACAGTATCAGACACCGCCTGCAGCACCAAGCGATGAAGAATTCCCGGAAGATATTCCCTTCTGATGTGAGGTTTTTGCATGAAACTTGTTGAGCTTACAGGAAGATTACAAGCACTTTGTCATAACGGTTATTCACTTTCAGAAGTGAAGTTCAAAATCAACGGTGCGGAATATACGCCGGAAGATGTGAAGTTGGTTTTTCCTTCCGAAGTCGTAAAGGGCGGAGAAATTACCGTAAAAATTGAGGGCTGAAATTATGGAGATTCAGACAGACAGAAAAACATACAAGACTTTCAAGACGCTTCCATGCTGCTATAACTGTAAACACTCTTATTTCAGAATGGGTATTGCGCTTTATTGCAATAACCGCTCGGAGTGGATTAAAGAAGCGAGCGTAGAGCCGATAGGAACTTGTGACAGTTTCGAGGAAAAGAATGTTTGACAAGAAAATTAAAGAGCATTGCGGAAACTGTGTTTCTTTTCTGACTGATGAAGATGATAAAGGCAATGTCACGGAATTTCACCATGACAGGAATAAAGATTGCGGATTTTGTGCCATGCGGGATTTGTTCTACACGGTGCAAAATGATTCAAAACCTTGCGATAGCTGGGTGCATGACGGAGAAAAAGAGGAATGAACAAAAACGAATTCGTAAAAGAGATAAAGAAACTTGATAAATCATGCTTTTATCTTGTATCTGTAGACGATAACACTGATTTTGAAACAATGGCAAATATCGCAGATATACTTGATAAACAGGGTATAAAATCTGTTGTCATGCCTAAAAACATCAACTTCAAAGAATTGCCTGCAGAAAGCAAAGATGAACTTCTTGAATACATTAAGCGTGAAATCGGAATCAAAGAAGGAGCGGTTCAGCATGAATAGCGGATTTGGAAGAAGTTATTTCGCACTCCCTAAGAAAAATAAATACGGTAACAGAAAAACAACGGTTGAAGGAATTACCTTCGATTCTGCAAAAGAAGCGAATCGTTACCGCGAGCTTAAAATGCTTGAAATTTCGGGGCTGATTTCTGACTTGAAGATTCAGCAGCGTTTTGAGATTGTACCGAAAGCGGGCGGAAATAAAAGAGCAAGGTTTTATGTCGCTGATTTCACATATCTGGAAGGTGGAAAGAAAATCATTGAAGATGTAAAAAGCCCTATTACCCGCAGTAATGCAGTTTATACGCTTAAAAAAGCATTGGTGCTTTGGCAATATCCAGATTGGATTTTCCGGGAATCGTGATATGTGCAGGAGTTGTATTGATTGCAAAAGGCTTTATGTCTGCAAACCGTTTTATTCAAAAAGGCTTAAAAAAGAAGTTCAAAACTATGTTTGCAAGACAAAAAGAAGAATGATAAGCAAAAAGTTTTTTGAAATGTTTCCGTTGCGATACGGTTGTTTCGAGAAAAAATAGTCATATTTTAGGTGGGAAGTATGAAAAATTTGCAAACTTTAACATAATAGGTTATAAAATAAAAAAAAGAAAAACCCAACGAAGAAAACATAACGGCGATTCTGACCTAGCCGTATGGGGTGGATTATGTCATATTCGTTGGATAAACTTGTAAAATCTCTTGAAAACCGCATACAGAAAATTGACAGCGGTTATATAAAACTCGGATTTGAGAGCGGAAAACTTGTAGCCGCTGCACAATATAACAATCCCACAGAAGAAGAAAGAAAATACCCTGTTGTCAAAGAGGGCTTTTCACTTGCGGAAGAACTGAAAGAAGCAAGTATAAGCACTTTTTACGGCACTTTGGGCTTTGTCTTTTCTGGAAAGAAAATCACAAATTGCTATAAATCTCAATCATGGAAAGGCTCAACTTTGGAGCTTTTTATCGGGGGCTGATTATGCAGTTATGCCCGAAATGCAGAAAAGAAATCCGTTATATTCCTGTCAAATACGATGAAGTTATCGTGTGTGATGATGAATTAACAACAGTCTACACAGAGCGTGGGCGGCGTGTGGAAGGGTATCAACCGCATAAATGCAAGGAGCTGAACAATGCCAAGAGTGAAGAAAACAACAACGGCTGAAAAAGAACAGAAAGAAAAGAAGCCTCGCAAACCGACAAAGAAAACAATTCCGGCAGAAGGTGAGCCGACAAACTTAGACATTGATTTGAACTCTTTTGATTGGGGTGAAGATTGCAAGCTGAACGACAGACAGAAATATTTTGTTATCTGGTTTACATATCCGGGAAGGACATATCACAACGCTATGCAATCTGCAATAAAAGCAGGATATACCAAAAAGACGGCTAATGTTTTGTCGCCCGCAATACGAAGAAACCCGGAAATTTCCGCGCTCATTAAAAAGTTTGATGATATGTATGTCAGAGAATCGCTTGATGATTTTTACCACCGGGCAATAACTGACAAGATTGCAAGAGCGACTTTTGATGTAAACGATTTTCACGAAGTCAAGAAATACACGGACAAGGACGGCAACGAAAGGGAGTATTTAAGCATTAAAGACCCTTCGACACTTACGCCGGAGCAGAGAAAGTGTATTGACGGTGTAAAGTTCAACAATAACGGAACACCAAGCTATGAATTCGCAAACAGAACGCACGAAATGGAAGTTTTGATGAAGCTGCACGAAATGGCAAGCGGCGAGAAGAAAAACACAGAGAGCGAAATGGAATTGACCATTGAGCAGATAAAAGACAAAGTGACCGCAAAGCTGAAAGTCATTCAGAAAAAGGACGAAGAAGAAGAGCTTGCGGGTAAATACATTGACGAGCCGGACAATTTGCTAGAGGAAGCGTAAATGTTTACACCCGATGAAAGATTGCGGTTTTGTTACACCTTTATGAAGTTCAATGAGCGTGATATTGATTTGGACTTCTGGCAAAACCGCTATATCCGCAGTATGTCAAGATTCTCTATTCTGGTAAAATCACGCCGTACAGGTTTTTCTTTTGTGACTTCCATGAAGGGAGTTGTCAAAGCGATAGACCCGGACAGAGTAGCATATACAAAGCAGTTTGTTTCTTACAACGAATCGGACGCGGTAGAAAAAATAAACTATGCCGCGCAATTCTATGAATCTCTTCCGGGAAATGTACGGAAAGTATGCAAGACAAACAACAAGACAGAACTTGATTTTCTTGACAAAAACGAAAAAACAATAAGCCGTCTTATCTCTATTCCTTGTCGCCCTCCTCGCGGAAAGGGAGGCGATATTGCCCTTGATGAATATGCGATTTATTTACCGAAAATGTCAGACGCAGTTTATACGGCTGCATTACCTGTAATTTCTCGTGGTGGTTGTATCGAAATGGGAAGCTCACCACTCGGAAAAATCGGCAAGTTTTATGAAATCTATTCTGACAAAGAAACATATAAGAGTTACGAACGCTATAACATTCCGTGGTGGTTCTCTTCCGGCTTGTGTGTTGATGTTCCAATGGCGGTAAAGATTGCGCCGGAAATGACAACAGAAGAGCGTGTTTTCACTTTTGGTACAGACATCATCAAAGAGATTTACAACTCTATGGAGCTGGAAAAGTTTCAGCAGGAATATGAATGTCGGTTCATTGATGAAGCTGCAAGCTATATCCCGCTTGAATTGATTTATGAAAACACTCCCGGACGCGATAACGAAGAAAAACTTATCGAAATGAGTAAAGATGAATCAATCACCGATGAAGAGTATTGGGAATACAACAGGGGCGTTGATTTTCAAGCGTACACTTCGGAAGATGAAGCGATTCTGCAATACAACAAAGAAATGCACGGTTCACCTTTATTTCTGGGCTTCGATGTTGCAAAACATCGGGATGCTATGTCTATTTATTTAATCGGTATGAAGGGCGACAAAAAAAGAAGTTTTGCCCGGATTGAAAGAAAAGGCATGAGCTATGAGCAGCAGGGAGATATTGCCGAAAAGCTCTTTAGAGAATTGCCGATTTACCGTGGCGCAATCGACCGAACAGGTAGCGGCGATGGCGTTTATGAGCGGCTCTACAAGAAATTCGGGGATAAAATAGACGGTGTATATTTCACTCCACAAATGAAAGAACAGCTTGCAATCGAAGCAAAAAGGGGATTGGAACAACACGAATTCGCACTTGAAAACAACAAAGATTTTCACTCACAGATTCACAGTATTAAGCGCATGGACGCTGTAGGAAAGTATTTCAGATATGACGCAGAGCGAAACGAGAAAGGTCATGCAGATAGTTTCTGGGCATGGGCTTTAGCGAACTTTGCGAGCATGGACGCTAAAAAAATATCGTTCTACAAACAATATGCTAGTCAAAAAAACAATACTGTGGTACAATCGGTAGTAGATTCTACGATAAATCGCACAGAAAACGAAGTAAAACCCATCGAAAAACGCGCCGAAACTCTGACCCAAAGGCGCGGAAAATCGCTTGATAGCGTTATGCGGGGTTTTACAAATGCTTGGAATAAATAAACCTACTCCCATAAACATTAAGAAAGAAATCGCAAGGCGAGCCGAATTTGACAAAATGGGGCTTGGGCAGGGCGAAGGTTCTTTCTTCAATGACAACGGCAGACTACACGGCGCAAGTTCTTCATTCTTTGACCCATTCACAGTATCAGACACTTCAATCGCAGGTTTACGATGTGTAAGCCGTGCAATGAACGGCTCTGTAAGTGCAAGCGTTTTACGCAGAATTGCAGATAAAGCATGGGTTATAAACATCTGTATCAACAACATTCAGAAAAAAGTTAAACCGTTTTTGAAACCTTCTACAGACCGCAATATTCGCGGTTTCGTTATCCTCAAAAAAGGTGAGGAACTAGGAAAAGCCGCCGGGCAGAAAAGCGCAAAGCGAAAAGAAATTGAAGATTTCATAGTTCATACAGGAAACTACAAAGATACCGACCGTGACACTCTTACGGTGTTTTCAGAAAAGATTATCCGCGATTGGCTGACGATTGCACAGGCAAGTACAGAAATGCAGTACAATGTGGCAGGAAAGCCGATAGCATTTTTTGCCGTGGATTCCGGCACAATCGAGCGTGTTTTGCCGAATTCGGAACACCCGGAATTCAAATATGCGCAGGTAATACACGGTATGGCGCGGGTAGCATACACTGACAAGGAAATGATTGTCCAGATTGCAAATCCGCAGACTGATATTTACCGCTCATTCTATGGACACTCACCAATCGAACAGGCAATAGACCTTATTGCAAGCGAAATCAACACAATCACATATAACGCCGGAGCATTTACAGAAAACAAATTGCCGCGCGGTATGCTTCTTGTTGACGGTGATTTGGACTATGAATCAACGGAAGAAATGGTTGATTATGTTTCCGAAATTATGAACGGAAGCCCGGCTAATCAGTGGCGAGTGCCTATCATTCCTTCTGGTGGCGGAAAAGAGGGCGGAAACAATTCTATCAAGTGGGTACAGCTTGGCGGAAATAACCGCGATATGGAATTCTCAAATTGGCTTGACTTCCTTGTTTCAAATGTCGTAGCCCTTTTTGGTTGCAGCATGGAAGAATTGGGGCTTCATTCGCAGAAGTCACAGGCAATGTTTGAGCGTGAAGGAAAGACACGAATTGAGCAGGCAAAATCTACAATTCTTGGCGATACTCTTTCATTCTTACAGGATTACATAAACCGTATTCTTGATATTGCATACCCGGATTACGAGCTTGAATTCGTAGGTTACGAAAAAGACGACCCTAAAGCAATCGTTGACATTGATAAATCAGAAGTCGAAGCATACAAGACTTTGAACGAAAAGCGCGAAGAAAAAGGCATGAAAAAACTCGATGCCGAATGGGCTGATATTCCGCTTAATCCACAAGCCGTGCAGCTTTTCCAGAGCGCACAGGCACAACAGCAGCAGGGCGGAGATATGGGCGGCTCTGATGATGATTCATGGGGCGATTATCAAGGCGCAATTATGGGTGACGATGCCGAAGCTGGCGACTTTGGAAGTGAAGGAAATGCAGAAGAGCCTGCAGAAGAAAACGGCGGGGAAGAAATGCAGAAGTCACTTCTTGAAAGAACAAGGGAACTTGTGAGAATCCGAATATGAACAAAACCGTAGTATTGGAATTCACAAACATTACACCTCAAAATTGCCACTACAAGTTTGAAAAGGCGATTCACGCAGTTTCTAAACAACTCGGAATTCCTGTTTCTGTCGAAAAGCAGAATACAGAACATACAGGAGAGGCTTTTGCTTTTGCTTCGCAGGAGCAATTAACCTATAAGTGGTATGACTATTTCAATAACGCAATCAAAGAAGTTTATTATTTTGTCGCTGATTATTTTGATTTACCGATTCAGAATGTACTTCAAAAAGCCGGGGAACTTATTCACAGAGGGCAGATTCTTTACTCACCCGAAACAGGGAAGCCGATTAAAAAGGCTGATTGGGATAGGTTTGTAAAGGCTCTTGAAAAGATTCTTAATCAGAAATTCAACGGCAGCGGAGAAAAGATTGTACTTGAAAGCAAGGCGTTAGGAAAACTTCTTGACCGTATGCTTAAATACAATAAGTTGCCGGAAGTAAAAGACATCAGCCTTTCAGACATAAGATATTCAAACAAAACTTTTGACTACATCGCCGAAAGCACAAAGACCGCCGAAAAAGTTTTCGGGGCAATGGATAATACCCGGATAGAGCTTATTCAGCAGAGCGCGGCAGAAAGAATATCGGGAATGACTGACGAACTCAAAACCGAAGTAAAGCAGACCCTTATTGACGGCATAAAGTCACGCAAGGGAAAGCAGCAGATTTCACAAGACCTGTTTAATAGACTTTCCGGCACAAACAGAGATTTCAGAAAAATTGCCGACACAGAGATTCAGAACAACATAAACAATTCATTCATTGAAGAAGAAGTGTCTAACGCCGAGGCGGGGGAAAAAGTCTACTTTCAGCGCATAGAGATTGTAGACGGCGCAACCTGTCCTTTCTGCAAGAAGATGAACGGAGTAATTGCTGTATGGAGCGAAACACCACTTTCAAACGACAAGGTAGACGGCGACCCATACGCAACAGTAGCACTTTGGGAAGGTAAGGATTGGAACGGACAAAAGAACTATGTCGCAAACGGAGCTTTTCACCCTTATTGCTATTCTGATGATACAGAAGTAATGACAAACAATGGCTGGAAACTTTTCAAAGATGTTGTGAAAACTGACAAGATTATGTCTATCAATCCAGACACAAAAGAAATTGATTTTGTTCCGTTTGTTCAAAAGATTCAGTATGAGTATAACGGCAAGATGATTCATTTTCCGGGGCGTAATTTTGACTTACTTGTAACACCCGACCACAATATGCTTTATTTAGCAAGAAACGGACACGGAGAGCCTCGATTAAAGGGTATTAAGGCGAGTGAACTGATAAAGCGGACATCTTTCTACATTCCTCGTGGAGTAGGAATCTGGAAAGCCGAAGATTCACAGACTGTAAAATTCGGGGATTTGATTATCAGAAAATCGCAGTATTTAAGGCTTTGGGCGTGGTATCTGGCAGAAGGAAGCGGCAGACCAAAAGGCGGAAGCTATGAGGTGAAACTTGCGCAGAAAGACCCGATGAAGATTTATAACGATTTGCCGGATTTGCAGAAAGCACTTCATGTAACATCTGACGCAGTTTATTTGTATGGCGATTATGCTAGATATTTTGAATGTATGTTCGGAATATACGCAGACAAAAAATATATTCCTCACTTTATCAAGGATTCATCTGTAGAAAATATCCGCGAATTTCTTGACGCTTTTGTCATTGCTGATGGCACAAAATACACAAATCAGAAATGCAATAAAAAAGCATATTCAGAATTCAGAAATGAGCAGGTATTAAGAACTTCATCAAAACAAATGGCTGATGATTTGTGCGAAATGATTGTAAAAGCTGGGTGGATGCCTAGTGAAAGTGTCATAGAGGAAAAAGGGCATACAGTTCATTTTAGCAATGGCGATTATGAACTCAATACAGATTGCCATAATATCAGTATTTGTAAATCTAAATATCGCACTTATGCGCCGGACATGGAAGGTCATAAACCTAGACATAAGCCTGTAGAGGTTGATTATAACGGTACAGTTTATGATGTTGAACTTGAAAAATGGCACTTCTTACTTGTTCGCAGAAACGGAAAATGTGCATGGAGCGGAAATTGCCGGGGAATCTGGACTAGGTGGAATTCTCGCATTAACGCATATTCCGCAATGCTTAAAAAGCGAAGCGAGGATTACAACAAGGCAATAGACAAAGCCCGCGAAGAATGGAAAGCGAAGGGAATCGAAAACCCGAACGACAAAACACCGGGATATATCGACCGTATCAACGAATTGTACAACGGCACTATTCAGAAATCGCTCACATGGAGCGGTCACGAATTACAGGACAGATACAATTTTGCGGGGCTGAAAATCTCGGTAGAGAACAAGAAGGGAAGCACCCGAAGCGGAAAAGACAAAGACGGTCATGAGTGGCACACATTCATGCACTATGACTATGGCTATATACGAGGTACGGAAGGAACTGACGGCGACCATGTAGATTGCTATATAGGCGATAACGAGGACGCAAAGAATGTTTACATCATTCATCAGAACGACCCTGTAACAAACAAGTACGATGAAGATAAATGTATGCTCGGTTTTGATTCTCTTGAATCTGCAAAAGCTGCATACCTCAAACAGTATGACAGACCGGGATTTTTAGGAAGCATTACCACAATGAGCATTGACGAATTCAAAGATTATGTACTTGCAAAAGAAAATCACGGAGAGCGAATACAACCTTGATTTTTAGGTTGATTTAGGAAAAAACACCGAATTTGAGCAAATTTGCACAAACATTAAGGAGATATAAAATGCTGATAATCAACAAAGAAAAGTTTGCAGAGATTCTTAAATCTGCTCTTGGTTCACAGAAAGGTGACCACGATTACATCTACCGTGTACCGATTGCAGAGAAACATAGTGGAAAGTCTGTCAGAAGGTATAAATATTTATACGCTTGGGAACAGATTAAAAAGCCTTTTGAAAAGCTGGCAGAGTTTTTCGGAATCAACGAAAAGCAGGTAGATGAAATGTATGCGAAAGAAAACATACAGAAAGATTTCAATGCCGATAAAAAGACTTTTGCACAGCATCTTGTTGAATACTTCTCACATCGCAAACAGTGGGACGACCGATTTGCACCAAAAGAGAATCAGCAGAAATTCAATAAGCCTGTAAAAATGGCGACATTCAAAGAAAACGCCGATGTACTCTCAAAGGACATGGAAACACCCGCACCAGAGAATGACGAGCCGTCTTTGTTTAGCGACAAGGAACTTAAAAAACTTGGGGCAAAAGATAAAGGCGATTGGAAAGCAAACCCTTATTTAATGCGCCGTATCTGGGGAATGTACACAGGAAAGACAATTCAGCAACAGGAAAAACAGGAACAGGCAGCAGAAAAGAAAGTTGCTGACGAATCGGCAAAGAAAGAAGAGCAGAAGAAACTCATTGCGGATTTTGCCGAAAAGCATAATCTTGACCCAAAGAAAGTTGAAGCCGGAATGAAACAGGCTTTCAAAGAACTTGATAACATCGGGAAGGAAACCGAAAAGAAGCCGACAAAAGCGCAGCTTCTTAAAGATGTTATCAAGCCGCAGTTGTTTGATTTGGGAATTATCCCACATTCACAGATTGAAGCGACAAATACAGAACAGATTGACAATGTGCAGGCACTTCTTGAAACAATCGCAACAATGCCGAAGATGTACGAGGGCGACCATACGGCAAGGCTGCATTACTTTGTCGGCGGTATGGATTACTACATTACAGAGCTTGGTGACGATGGCGTAGGCTATGGTTATGTAGACAACAACGGCGACCCAATGACTAGCGAATGGGGCTATGTAGACCTTAAAGAGCTTGCTTCTGCAGGCGACATGAAGGGCTTGAATATTGACTATTTCTTCACTCCAAAACTTGTAGGCGACCTTATCAAAGAGAGCGGACACCGCGAACTTGCCGAAGAGTACGAAGATACTTACGGAGAAGAAGAAGCCGAAATGAAAGAAAAGGTAGAGGACAAAAAGCCTGCTGAACCTAAAAAAGTAGATTGGTTTCAAGCGTTTGCTGGCTCTTGGAACAGATTCTATCCTAACGGAACAGGCGGAAAACCTTATTCTAATATCTCAAAGATTGATTCAAAAGGCAGAAGAATTACAGAATCATGGAGAGCGAATTCAAAGACCGATTTGAGCGGTATTCTTGATAACGCTAATGATTTTGTTTTTGATTGTGAACACCTCGGAGAAAAATCAAGACAGAACTTTATCGAAAGACTTGCTGATTTGGGATTCCATGCACAGAAAGAATACACGGACGAAAAAGGCGAAACAAAGTATATGCTGATGATTCGTGACGGCTCAAAAGCCGGGCTTGTTGAAATGATTCCGAATTCTGATTACAAGAAAAAAGAATACACCGTTATTACTCACGATGAAGCCGGAAACGAAACCGACAAGCAGGTATTCAGCGACATTGACAGCGCACAGGCTTTCATGGATAAGCAGAGAAAAGCACTTGAAGCCGGGGAAAGCGAAGCGGAGAAACACGAAAACCGCAGTAATGCAATGCTCGGAAATCAGAACGCAAAGAAATTCGGTATGCCGGAAGATGTTTACGAAATCATGCGAAACATGGTGAGTGAACAGGTAAACGGACAGGGAATAAAAAATCGTCAAATACTGTTTGAAAAACTGTATAAAAAAGACGATTATTTTAGAAAGAAACTTGATATGTACGGTGGTACAAGCAATGAAGAAATCACAGGCTATAAACGGTCTGATATTTTCAATGCTCTGTATGATGATGTAACAGGAGGCGAACATGGAGAAGATAACTCTGGAATTGGACGAAATGGACTTTCCGCAGGTACTAGCGACTTACGGAGCGGAACAGGCGAAGGAAATGGCAATAGCGATGTGTCTGAAACAGAATCAGCCATTGACGGAAACGAATTTGTACAGCAACCTCGCGAATCTGGAATCGGACTTGGAGAGCGAAGCTCTGACAATGGACGAAACGGAGCAGGAAGCGGACGAGTAACAAAAGCGACCGCAAAACAAATCCGCGCAAAATGTCTTGAACTTCTCGCAACAAAGAAAGACTCTGAAATGACCGCAGAAGATAAAGCACTTCTTTCACAGTATGAAGGTGGCGGCGGATTGAATGAGGGCGGACAGTCTACAAAAGCCGTACTCACCGAATTCTACACTCCTAGAGATGTAATCTCTAAGGTATGGGAGCTTGTAGACAAATACAATCCGAATCAGAAGAAAAAAGTCTTAGAGCCGTCTAGCGGTATTGGACGCTTTGCAGAAGGAAGAAACGAAGATTTCACGCTTTGCGAACTTGACGAAACAAGCGCACGAATTGCCGGAATTCTTCACCCGGATTCAGAAGTAAAACAGGGAGCATTTCAAAAGCTCTTCATGCAGAATAACGCCGTAACAGGCTACAAAGGCGAACTGTACGATGTCGCAATCGGAAACCCGCCGTATGGAGCTTATAACGACCTTTACAAAGGCATGGGAGAAGGAAAACACCACACACGCTATGAAGAATACTTTATTGACCGCTCTCTTGATACTCTCAAAGACGGTGGTATTCTTGCTTTTGTCGTTCCTTCTTCATTTTTGCGGGGCAAAAACGGCAAGGGAAAAGAAGCGATTGCAAAGAAAGGAAAGCTGCTTGAAGCGTGGCGACTTCCAAAAGGCACATTCAGCAGTACAGATGTCGGAACAGATATTATTGTCATTCAGAAGGGCAAGGGCGATATTGCCGACTATTGCGACAATAAATATTTTGCCGACAATGAATCTCATGTAATCGGACACGAAACCGAAGGTAAAGACCGTTTCGGGAAGCCGACAAAGATTGTAAATCTTCCAGAAGGAAAGACAGTTGCAGAAGCAATTTCCATGATTGATACAAAAGCCGTTGAAGTCAAAGAGATTGCAAAGAATGTCGAAGTAAAGACCGTACAGGCTGATTTGTCAAAACGATTTACAGTTATTGGCAAGTTGCAGGTAGGCGCGGAACTTACACGCCCGGACGGAGCAAAAGGAAAAATCACATACATTACTGACGGCGGAATGATTGGTTACGAATTCGACAGTAAGACCAATCCGGGCGGAAGAACAAGCCTTGAAGATTTTGCCGTATTGGACGACAAGGAAACCGCCGAAGAAATCAGCCGCAAGCGTAGCGAAGCCATGAAGGGCAACGACAACGCAAAAAAGGCTTTCCACAAGCAGATTGTAAAGAAAGCTACAAAAGGCGATGTATTCACACCTTCTATCGGTAAGAATATGACAGCGCAGGAATTCAACGCTAAATACTCAAAAGATATTCCAGAAGCCGACATGAAATTCTGGAAAGTAACCGATTGGGAAGGTAAGGTTGATGTAACAAAACTTACTGATGAAGAGCGTGAGGAACTTAGCAAAAACAAGAACTTTGTGACCGATGAAAACGGAAACTTTGTAAATGTCGCAAACTATGCAAGCGGAAACATCGTTGAAAAACTCGCAAAACTTGAAGCTGAAAAAGACCGTATAAGCAAAGAATCTTACGAAGAAAAGAAAGCTATTCTTGAAGCCGTATTGCCTGCAAGAAAAAACATCATGCAGTTTACAATCTCGCCAAAAGAAAACTTTGCTTTGCAGTTCAAAGACGAGGACGGTATTTCTCTTAAAGACAAATTCCTTGCATATTGCGGATTTAATGAAAACGGAAGAATCGGCTGGAATTCTCATTGTCCTATTCCAAAGTCAGAGCTTGCGGACGGAATGACAATGCAGGATATTTGGGATTATGTAAATCAGATTCCTGTAAGAACTGAAAGAACAAGAAACCCAGAGGACGCAGAAACCGCCAAAATGTTTGCGGAGCAGAAAAAGAACGCAAGACGCGAAACAACAGAAAGACTTTTCAACAAGTGGTTGCGCGAACTCCCGGAAAGACAGCAGAAAGCCATTGAAGATGAATGGAACGCAAGATTTAACTCACGCGTAAACCCAGACTATAAAAAGATTCCGCTTTTCGTTGACGGCATGAACACCCACAAGGGGAAGAAGAAATTCGACATGACCGAACAGCAGATTAAAGGCGTTTCTATGCTCTGCAATAAGGGTAATGGTATTCTTGCTTATGATGTCGGTGTAGGAAAGACCGTAACAGGTATTGTAGCGACTGTAAATCAGATTCAGACAGGAAAAGCAAAACGCCCGATTATCTGTGTACCAAAATCTGTTTACAAGAAATGGATTAAGGAAATTAAGCAGCATTTCCCAAATCAGACAATAAACGAACTCGGAAATTTCAGCGAAAAGGACTTAGGCAGATTCAAAGATTCTGACGGTAAAGTAAACTTGCCGGAAGGTGCATTGAATGTCTGTACTTACGAAGCATTGCAGAAAGTCACTTTCAAAGAGGAAACTCTTAACGGTGATTTGCGTGATGATATGCTTGATTCACAGTCGGTATATGATTATGACGAATACGGAAATCTTGTAGAAGATACCCGAAGTGAGCGCGAAAAGGCACAGGCAGAAGAAAAGTTAATGAAAATGCTCGGTATTGCAGCAGAAGCAAAGCCGGGGGCTGTTTATTGGGAAGATTTGGGAATTGACCATATCACAGTAGACGAGCTGCATAACTTCAAAAATGTTTTCTCAATCCCTCGTACTTTCGGTAAATCTGTACGAAGCACAAACGAAAAGAAAACCGATTATTGGGGAAGAAAGATTAAGGCAGACGACGACCCCGGACAGCTCTCAAACGAATACAGCGGTATGCAGGGCGCAACATCTGGACGCGCTATGAAACTCTTTGCAATTTCACAGTTGATTCAGAGAGAAACAAACGGAAGGGGATTCTTTGGACTTTCAGCAACGCCTTTCAATAACTCGCCTGTAGAGATTTACAACATTCTTTCTATGGTGGCAAGAAACCGCCTTAAAGATTTGGAAATCTACAACTTGCAGGACTTTATGAAGCAGTTTGCAGAAATGAAGCCGGATTGGAAGGTACAGGCAAACGGTGATGTAGTATCTGCACAGGTTATGAAGAACTTCAAAAACCTTAACGCATTGCAGAATCTTATTACTGAATTCATCGACAAGGTAGACGGTGAAGAAGCCGGAGTAGTAAGACCTTACAAGAGAGTACACAAGCCGGAGCTTGATTTGACACCATTGCAGAAAGCAATCATTAAGGCTGAAACTGACCGCATGGACGGCAAATTCTCAAAGCCGGGTGATGATAATAAAAACTCTGCTGACGCTCTTATCGCAATGAACAATATGCGAATGGCTACACTCTCACCAGCATTGATTGACCCGAAATTCTGGGCTGATTATGAGGATTACGAGGGCTGGCACAAACCGCAGATGAAGGACATTGTAAAGGAATCTCCAAAATTGCAGTTTGTTTGTGATACGGCAAGCACACAGTACAAGGAAAGACCGACAGAAGGACAGGTAATCTATATGCCGCGTGGCGTGGAGCAGTATCAGTATGTAAAAGACTATCTTGTTTCTAAAGGTGTTCCGGCTGACGCTATCGCCTTTATGGATTCAAGCACAAGCCTTGCAGACAAAGAGCGCATTAAGGACGACTTCAACGATGTGGACGGCAAGATTAAAATTATTATCGGTTCGGAAACAATCAAGGAAGGTGTTTCACTCAATGGAAACTCTACAACGCTTTATAACACAATGCTTGGCTGGAATCCTACCGAAACAATACAGGTAGAAGGTCGTATCTGGCGACAGAATAACAAACAGGGAATTACTCATATCGTTTATCCGCTTATGAATGATTCCATTGACGCTATGATGTACCAGAAGTATGACGAAAAATCTAGCCGCCTTAACGCATTGTGGAGCTATAAGGGCGATTCTCTCAATGTTGAGGACATCAACCCAGAAGAGCTGAAATTTGAGCTTATCAAAGACCCGAAAAAGCGTGCAAGTATGAAAATCTTGCAGGAGCAGGCAGACTTGAAGAAGCAGCAGAAAATGACGGATGCGCTTTATGATACCATTGCCGAACAAATGAGCCAAAGAAAGAATCTGATAGGCAATACAGAGTATCAGACAAAGCAGATTCCAGAGTATGAAAAATCTGTTGCGAATTACACTAACCTTGTGGAAGAAACAGAAAAGAAACTGAAAGCCGCAAAGAAAGCGAAAGAAGATACTTGGAGAATCGAGCGGGATTTGGAGAACTACAAATATTCCGTAAACTCTTACAAGTCGCAGCTTCGCTTGGCAAACAAAGCCATTAAAGAAAACGGTGAATTGATTGCAGCCATTGAAAACTCTTGGAGAAAACAGGGAGTAGATAACCCGGAAAACATCGAGGAAAAACTTTCTGAAATCTCTGCAAGACGACACGAAATTTCAAACAAGCTGGGAGAAATCGAAGGTAAGTTTGATTTCTATGTGGCAGAAGCAAAGAAGCAGATTGAGGACGCACAGAGAAAACAGAAGCATTATTCTGTAGCTGACCGCGTAGATTATTATGCAAAGGAAATCGGAAACGACTTGAAGCCTTTTGAGGAAATCAAAGACCAGATTAAGGCAGACATGGAAAAGAAGCGTAACGGTGGAATTGCAAAAGCGATTATCTATAACGGTCGCCTGCTGATTCAAAGAGCATAATTGCAAAAACGGCTGTTATGCCTTATAATGCAATTAAAATATTTATTCTTGGTAGTTATGCAGAAGCAAACGCCGATTATTCCTTGATTCAATTCTTGGGATAGTCGGCGTTTTTTTTGTTCCGGGGGATTATATGACAAAACTTGTTTTTAATGCTGAAACACTTGCAAAGTCAATTAACAGTGAGAACGGAAACGAGATTGTTTTCGAGGAATACTTTGACATTCAGAAATCAGAAGGGGAGAATCCGAAAGACCCGAAATTCGAGTATTTCAAGAAAAAGATTCTTGACCATTTGGCAGAATTGGAGAAGAAAGAAAATCACTCCATTGCAAAAGCAATCGACATTGACGAGTGGATTCAGAAAGCAAATTTCCCGGTCGGAACTGTAAGAACTTGGAACGGTCAGAAGTTCAAGAAAATCACGCCTAAAAAGTGGGCGCGAGTTTATGAAACTGAAAGCAGGGGCGCAAAACTTGCCGTTGCTGCATTAAGAAGAAAAGCCGCCGCCTGCAGAAACTCGGAAGAACTTTTACAGCTCTGTTTGGAGAACAAAGAAAGGTTTGTGGACGCGAACGGAAAGCCGCTTGGATTCATGCAGGAGTTCAGCGAGTATGTTTCCGGGCTTAACGACAAGCACGAAAAATCAGCCGAATCTTCCAGAGCGGAATCCATAAAAAAACTCGTTTCGGACAAACTTGATGTTAACAAAGACGGCTTAAAACTTCATTTTGAAGGTAGCAATAAAGATGAAGAATTAAAAGAACTTAAAAAGATTGCTGAAAAGGCTGGGCTTAGTGTTGTACAAGATTCTAATGGGCGTACACAGGTAACAAACAAAAAGGGTGACGGCGTTACAATCTTAAAGGGTGATACTGTAAGAGTTGAAAATGGTGATTTTATTGTCGAAAAACCTTATGGCGGTACTGTAAACATTTCAAAACAGTTCAACGGCAAAACAGAAGAGCCAAAAAAGACAGAGCCTAAGCAGGATAACGAGCCGCCGAAAACTGACAATGAGCCGAAGAAAAAAGGCATTGAATCTATCCGGGAGAAATATCAATCTTCTTTATCCGTTGAAGGTGACGAAGATGAAATCTATGTCGGTAAGGAAGCAATACAAGGAAAGTGGAAACTCGTAGAAGCTGACGCACCTAGCGCAAGCCATGATGAAATCACTTTCCACAAAACAGAAGGATTCCCGACCGCAAAAGACGGTAGTACGGTAAATGATAGAGATTATGAGCATGACACGGCGGCACAGGAAACCGTAATTGACATTGCTTCTGATTTTGACGGCAGGGCTTTAGGATTTGATTCTCCAATCGTTGTGACACAGGACGGCGTTGTTACATCTGGAAATAACCGCACAATGTCTAGCAAGATTGCCGCAAGAAAAGGAACTGATACAAAGTACATCGAAGCATTGAAGAAACGCGCTAAAAAGTTCGGCTTCTCTGCTGATGATGTGGCAAAGTTCAAGCACCCTCGTGTAGTTTTTGAAACAGAGCATACAGGCGACTACACAACAAGCGAATTCGCAAAATACAATGAATCGGGCAAAAAGGCTATGAATCCTGTTGAAAAAGCCGTAAAAGTTTCAAAGATGATTCAGCCGCAGACCATTGAAGATGTCGCAAGTATTATCGGCGAATTTGACACTATGGGCGATTTGTACGCTGATAAAAAAGCAAGTCAGAGTATTTTTAATACGCTCATTCAGTCAAACATCATTCAGAAAACAGACCTTCCGCAGTATTACAGTGACAACACGGTAACAGCATCCGGCAAGGAGTTTTTGGAAACCGTATTGATTGGTAGTGTTATCAACGAAACAAATATCAGAAACTTAAACACAGAGGGCGGACGCTCAATCAGACAAAAACTTGTAAGAGCAATTACTCCATTGATTGAAAACAAGGGAATGAAAGGTTATTCAATCAACAAGGAACTGAACGAAGCTGTAGGTATTGCCGTTGAGGTGGCACACCATAAAGACCAATTCCCGAATGTGGAAGCATTTTCTAAGCAGCAGGATATGTTTAGAAAACTTGACCCTGTTTCAATCGAGCTTGCAAAAAAACTTGAAGGAACACAGAAAGGCTTTGCGGAATTCATGCTTGATATGAACGGCGGATTAAGACCAGCCGCAAACGGTGAGGTTGATATTTTCTTGGGCGAATGTGAGAGCAAAGAAGATATTGTAAACCGTGTATTGAACATCAAAAAGACTGTAGAAAAGGCATTAAACCGATTCTTTAGGATTTTTGGAGCAACAATGTAATTAAGGTAAGGAAGGAGATATAGCAATATGAATCTTGTTGTAAATATGGCGAAATTGAAACAGGCGGGATTTGGTGACATTATTGAAAAAAGTATCGGTCATAGAGATTTGTCAAGGTTGACAAAGAAGCAGATTACCGACAAAAACGGACACAAAAGAAATGTGTATGTACGAAATGGCGAGGAAATAAATAATAATCATGGTGGCACTACCGAAGAGAACAGTACTTCAAAAGACGGACATTTTACAGTCGGTGATATTGTTTCTTTTATGTCACATGGGGAAGAAAGGCAGGGGAAATGTGTAGCCGGAAAAGGCGACAATATCATAATTGACGGAATCGGAGATAGTAGCGGAATACGCTATACTGTCAAGGTTTCAGATGTGAAAGAGAAAAAACAGAACGCAGACGGAACAATCCCGGCAAGCTCATTTAATGCAAGCGATTATAAAAATCGTTTTGCTGACCCAAAAATGACAAACAACGCAGAAGGTGTACAACACTTGTATTCTCTTCTTGATAATGTAAAAGACAGGGATGGAAAAATGCTGAATGGTCGAGAAATACAGGCAATGGTTGAGAAGAAGCTCAACGAACAAACACACATAATGAAATACGGCGATACAAGAATCAGAAATATGCACGATATTAAGTATGACGAAAATGGCAAATTTAAATCGGGTATTTATAATGATGATAGGGTTGCTATGCACGATGAAGTAATATCAAAAATCTTTACACCCGAAGTCATTGCCGCCTGCAAACCGAAGAATGGCGAAAAACCCAAATTTGTTATGTTTGGTGGGCGCGGAGGAAGTGGCAAGTCTTGGTTTACAGACAAGGAACGCGCAAAAGCAGAGGGAAGAGAAGTAATGTTTAATGGCATCAAGGCAGCGGGTAAACGAGATAAACAGACAGGAGAGTTTATCTTTGAAAAACAGGACTTTGATAAAAATGCAAGTAACTTCTTGATACTTGACGCTGATGAAATAAAGAACGCAATACCAGAATTCCAGATGTGGAACGCCGGGGAAGTTCACGAAGAATCATCTGACCTTATGAAAAGAATAAAAACTATAGCTATGGCTATGGGGCTTAATGTCATTGTTGACGGTACAATGGCATATAATTCTAAAAAGCCCGACAAGGTTAAGAATGAAATGCTTGCAGCTAAAGATATGGGTTACTCTACCGAAGCTCATTATATGTTTTCACCAATTCAAAAAAGTTGTATAAATGCAATGACAAGATTCAGAACAAAGAACGGTGATTATTCTGGGCGGCTTGTTCCTACAGACATTCTTCTTGCTATGCAGGATAATGAGAAATCTTTTGATTCTGTAAAGGATATTGTAGATGATTGGAGTTTCAGAGATAATCAAAACTTTGAAGCTAAACTCATTTCTAAAAAAGGAATGTAGGAATACGAATTCTAGTAAATTTGTACAAATTTGCTAGACAGGATATATAAATCATGGTATTATAATTATGGAGGTGGTATCATGGACGAGAAAAAAATTAAAGAAATCATGAAAGACCCCAACACTTGGGAATGGGATGGATGCACTTTACCAGAGGACGCTGAGAGCCACTACCCAAAAGAATTCAACGACAAATGGGCAAAATTTGTTGAGCAGCACAAAAGTGCATAAATAAGTACATCGCCGTTCTTTCTTGAACGGATATAGCCCTAGCCTGTCTAGGGCTTCTTTATTCAAGGGATAATCTATGAAGATTCATAACGCTATTATCTTTGCTTCAATCAAACATCAGAATCAGAAACGCAAGGGAACGAATCTACCGTACATTGTTCACCCTATGGAAGTTATGCAGATTCTCACGGAAAACGGCTGTAGTGAAAATGTAATTGTTGCCGGAATTCTGCATGATACGCTTGAAGATACTGACACCACACCACAGGAAATTGAAAAGGAATTCGGAAAAGATATTCTTGCGATAGTCCAGACTGAAAGCGAGGATAAATCAAAGACTTGGAAGGAACGAAAACAGCATACTATTGATTGTCTTAAAACAGATTCACTTGAAACAAAACTTGTTTGTTGTGCTGACAAACTCTCAAATATCCGCAGTATGTATGTTGACTTTCAGAATTGCGGGGCTGAACTCTGGAAGCGTTTTAATGCAAGTAAAGAAGAAATAGGGTGGTATTATCATTCCATTGCAGACAGTCTTTCGGGGCTTGAAGGTTATAAAATGTATGATGAATTGCAAAAATATGTAGCTATACTGTTTTAATACTATAAAAAGTATTCAATTCTTGACAGCGTATTATTTTGCTGATAAAATAAACATAATTCTTGAAGGGTGAAATCGGGCTTCATGCCCGGCGTAACGAAAGTTACCTAGCCTTTCAAAGAGTTATTAAAATTACAATATTGTGTCGCCTGTAGTGGGCGTGAATAAAAACGATATTCCTTAGAAAAGGCAGTCGGAACACTAAAAAGGTATTAGTGTTTTTGGCTGCTTTTTTTATTGCCTTGCGGTCAGAAGCACTAGGAGCAGGGCAAAAGTGGACTTTTACACTGAAAACGACATTGAAAAATCTCTCTCCAATGTTTATGTTCCCATTATCATTAAGTCTTTCGGTGAAGAGGACGAGGACGGAAACTATATCTTTGAAACCGAAGCCTCTAATGAAAATCTTGACTTACAGAATCAGATTATCCAGCAGAAAGCACTCACAGACAGTAAAGAATATTTCCTTTCAAACGGCGTAATTTCAGACGACCACCAGCACAAAAGATATGACGCAAGCGGCAATGTAATCAGCGATAAAACAAAGATTATCGGCGAGCCTATTTCAGTAAGAACGGAAGGAACAAGAACATTTGTAAAAGGCAAGCTCTATAGTTATGTAGAAGCTGCAAAGCCTTTTATCGACCTTCTCAAAGCTCATTCAAGCCGTGTAAAGGCAAGTGTAGGCGGTATTAAGCCTATTGTACGCAAAAACAAGGACGGTACGGAAACAGTAACGGCTTTTATGTGGAATGACTTAGCCCTTACTTGTTCGCCTGTAAATTACACGGTAGGTAGTGCCGCTTTTGCTAAATCAATGTCTAATGTCGATTTCTGTAAAGCACTTTCAGCAGGTTACGGAACAGACGCAGCGACAATGACAGGCGGAAGATGTTTGCAGAAAGAAGATTTAGAAGGTGGAGTAGCAAACAATACGCCGGAAAACATCTTGCCTAATGAGATTTCAAAAACAGAAGAAAACGACATTGACGCAATCAATGAGCTTATGGCGGCAATCGCTACAGGCGAAATCAAAACACCACAGAAAATGACTTCTTTCTTGACTGAAAGAGGATATTCAGAGGAAAAAGCGCGGGCTTCTGTCCGCGAAATAATATCACAAGGGGGTCATGTAATTATGGCTAAATCTGTTTTGGAACAGACAAAGAATCTCCTTAAATCGCTTGCGGGTGGCTCTCCTAGCAATGCAGACGATGGCGAGAAGAAGAACAAGAAGCCGGGTGAAAATGTACCACCAGAGAATAACGGTGGCGCAGGTTCAGACAATGGCGGCGAAGGTGGTAATGGTAACTGTGAGGGTGGTGCAGAGCCTAACAACATCACTAAATCATTGCCGGAAGGTTGTGTAGACGCAACAGACGCGCTTGCTGCAATTCTTGCAGAAGTAAAGAAGAGCAATGACGCAGTTGCAGCTCTCACAAAGCGCATGGATGGCTATGAAGCACAGCAGGAAGATGTTTCAAAGTCTATTCTTGAAGTTGCCGGAAGCGTTGCACAGATTGCAAACACTCCACTTCCTACAAAGACAGCTACTTCTATCCAGAAGTCAGATGTCGGAAATGGTGCTTCTGCAAACGGAAACGACAATCCTTTGCGTCCTACCGTAGAAGATTATCAGATTGTAAAAAGCGCACTCAATGCCGCTTTCAAGGACAGAGCAAACACAGGTTTGACACTTGAAAAGTCTGAACATCTTTCTTCTGCTTTCAACAAGGCGGTTCATGGCGGAAAAATCAGCCGTGAAGATTTCAACGAAATTTCGGGCTATGTACGCAAGTACAAAGCATAAACAGGGGGAATACGAATGATTTTTGACGAAGGTGTAAATGTCGAAGGGCTTTTCGATAACGCTAATCAAGCGACACTTCAGAAAGCACTCGAAGCCGGATATGGTACAGACGCGTCACAGTTTACAGACGGACGCGCATTGCAGCCGGAAGATTTGGAATCAACACTTGTAAATGTGCTTGATGTTTTGCAGGACGATTGTAAGGTATTCAATTCAATCTACCGTCAGCCGTCAAAGTCTACTGTACATCAGTACAACAGACGCACAGGCGTTGGCGATGATGAATTCAACTTCATCGGCGAAGGTGAGGAAATCCGCGAAGGTGACCAAGACATCGAGCGTAAAATCCTCGAACAGAAGTACATCGGTACTATCGGACGCATTACAAAGCAGGCTGAACTCGTTGAAAGTATGGAAGATATGTACAACGCAGAAAAAGTCGCTTGTACAATGCGTGTCGTAAAATCTGCCGAGCGTGCTTTCTTCCACGGAAACAGTGCAGTTGTTCCTAAACAGTTTGACGGTTTCCAGAAAATTATCGAGGATTCGGCTTTCGATACAACAAAAGAAGCCCGCCTCCGCTCTACAGTTGCAGACCTTCGCGGTTACGAAATCGGCGAAGAAGTTGCTTCTGGCGATGAAGCTATTCTCACAGGCGAAGATTTGTTTGATGAAGTAGCTGATACTGTTTATGAAAAGGGTGGTGACTTGAAAAAAGCATTGTTCCCTCCTGTTATCGCAAGACAGTTCCGCTCTCTCTTCAATGACAAGCTCCGCTACACACCAGAGGACGAACATACAGGTCTTAAACGCCTGCCGGATATTGTCGCTTCTTGTGGTTCTTCTATCCGCATACAGGGCAAAGACGCTGGTACAGATAAGATGTTCCATGTAAAGGGTAAAGTTGTTGCTAAGGGTGATTCAACAAAACGCCCTAACGCTCCTTCTACAGTAACACTTACTGTAAACGCTTCTCCTACTCGTGCAGAATCACAGTTCGGTACAAATGATGCAGGTGATTACATCTATGCAGTTCATGCCGTAAACTCTTACGGTATTTCAGCCGCAAAAGCAGCCGCAGCAGCCGTTACAGTTGCAGCAGGTAAGAGTGTTACAATCACTATTACCCCGGATTCAAACGGCGCAAGAGCTACAGGATTCATCATCACTCGCTCTAAAGCTGACGGTTCTGAACTCATGGAAATGTGTTCAATCGGTGCAGCAGTTGAAGGAAACACAACATACGAAGATGTTAACTCAGAACTTCCGGGTACAGCTTCTATTATCCTTCTTTCTGAAATTACTCGTGACGCAAAGGCAAACATTGCCTTTACACAGCTCATGGGTCTTTCAACATTCCCGCTTCCTACAAACGATTCTCTCGCAAAACGCTTTGCAGTTGCACTCTTCGGTGCGCTTAAAGTTGGTGCGCCGGAATTCTGTGCTGAAATCAAGAATGTTGGTTACAGAGGAGGCTTGTACTAATGGCTAAAGGTAGAACAGTTAAAACGCTGGCTAATGCTGCTTCTACCGCCGTTGATACAAAAAAAATCTTGTCTGATTTGTCAGCTATGGCAGATACAGACAAGGTTACTGTTGTATCAGAAAAACGCGCGGGGAAAACAATCATTGGTATTGGCGCAAATCCCGTAGTTTTTGACGCTGACGGAAAAGCAGAAGTAACAGTTCTTGAAGCAAAGTATTTCTTGACAATTCCGGGCTTCAACCTCGACGGTGCAGCAGAAGCAAACGCTGACGCTGGAAAGAGCGAAAGCAAAGACGGTTCTGATTCTTCATCAGAAACAACAACAGACACCGAGAAATCGGACGGCGGCAAGGCAGACGCAAACACAGCAGAAGCAAACGCTGACGCTGGAAAGAGCGAAAGCAAGAAAGCCGCAAAAGGCAATAAATAAATGATAACCGCAGAAGCGACAAGTACAAGAATTATCCTCACGCTGGCAAACAGCAACGCTGAATCTTTCAGACTTGAAAGGTCATTCTATAAGGAAAACGCTTGGTATACTTGGACTTCTGACGGTTGGATTTTAAATACTGAATCGCCTGTTGTTCTTCCTATTTCAGCAGGTGATTTCATTGATTCTTCTAATCTTGAAGATGGTTTATACGAATATCGTTTTGTAGATTCATCTGTAGAAGTTCCTACAGGTGATATGTACGAATACTCAAAATGGGTGAAATTCGGCGAGAATGTAGATTGTATCGGTTATACATTCAACAATTACAATGCGCCGGAAGGTTCTTGGGGCGTTCCTGTAACTCCCGATGATATTAGATACACCTATCTTTGGGGAACTGATTTTAAGGCTACAAACGGACAGCAGTTTAAGGACGAGCAGACACAGTATTTTATTGACGCTGCAATAACAGAATTGGAGCGTGAATTAAATATCTGTATCAGAAGAAAAGTTATCCGATGTAACCCGGATAAGAGAGGACTTGTAAGGACAACAAGAACAAGAAAAGGCGATTATGATTTGGAAGAGCCGCCTTATAAGTTCAGACAGGAAGAAATTGTAAGCCGTGGACGAATTACAACACGGCAAAGACCTATTATTAAGGTTACAAAATGCGAATTACTCAACGCCGCTGAAAATCCTATGGATTTGTTGCCTACTTCATATCTTGAAAAAGACAAGGGCGTTATTAACTTTATGCAAAGACCGTGGCGCAGAAGCGACACTTTCAATAATGTTTCAAAGGTGCTTTATCCATACGGAGAGCAGACTTTAAGAAATTACTATTTCTATGCCGTTGATTACGAAGCCGGATTTGAAACAAGTGACGATATTCCAGACGATTTAAGACAGATTATCGGCAAGGCTTGTGCTATTTCACTTCTAAACATCATCGGTGACGGCTTGATGTCGGGATTCTCTTCAAGCTCATTGAGCATGGACGGTATTTCTGAATCGTTCAGTTCTACACAGTCGGCAACAAGTGCCTATTTCGGTGCGCGTATAGCTGTGTACCAGAAAGAAGTGCAGGAATACATCAAAAACAATAAATACAAGTTCAGACACTTTCCTATCAGAAGTATTTAATAAATTGGGGGTATCAGCATGAAGCCGTGGGAACTCTACAATTATCAGAAGGATATAGACTACAAGACAAATACTTTTGATTACGATTGGCGCGTAAAAGTTGAGCATGAGGATAAGGCAATCTATGTCTTTTCGCAGTTCTCAACTTCAATCATTGATTGGATTGTAAACTTCCTTTTCTTCTTCATTCCGCAGGTTAGACAGTGGTATGTGTATTTTGCCTGTTTAGGCTGGCAGACTACTTTCAATTCTTGCAAGGGCTTGATGATGAATGAGGTTTTAATGGCAATGAACACCTTCCCGGATTATAAGGTGGTTTGTTGCGGTCATTCATACGGCGGGGCTGGCTCTGTATTGGTAGGTATAGAAATCTTCTTTCAGTCTGGAAGAAAGCCGGATTTAATCACTTGGGGTGCGCCTAAGCCGTTGGTTTTCTTCTTTACAAAGCTGATTTGCAGATTGTTTTTCGGTACTGTTTGGCAGTTCGCGCATTGGAGCGACATTGTGACTTATATGCCGCCATTACTCGGATATTGGAACATCAAGGTTATCAGAATCGGCGATTTCAGCTTTAAGAAGCTGTTTAATCCTCGTGAATACCATACTTGCTATGGTGATGAATCTTTATATAAGGATATTAAAGGTTATGATTTTTGAGCAGGTGCAGAACATTCTTAACGGTGGTGTTCAGACATTACAGAAATCAGATTTCTCAAACTATGCACTTTCGGAGCAGGTGAAATGTGTGCTTAACAAGTCATACATTCCGCAGGAAACTACCGTTGAAAAATCGTTACTATCCGCTGAAAGCATACAGAAAGCAAAGCCTGCAGGCAGAAATTGGGGGCAGTTGATACCTGTAAGGAAAATGAACGCAGCCGGACGAATGGTTACATATTGGGAAAGCCCGGAAGATAGAAACGAAGGAAAAATGAAGGGTGCGCAGAATCTTTTTGACATTGACGAATTGGACGCGCCCGCTTCTGACAATGACTATTACGGTCAGTGGGATAAAGACGCGGAAGAATACCAGATTAAGCCATTGATTATGAAATTCTCTGAATATAATCCGGCTCTTGCAAAGCGTATGGAAGAGAAATACAAGGACTATCAGTGGGATAGAGAAACAAGGGATTTGGATATAAAACTTGACTATGAAACTCTGGACTACATGAGAAGGGCAAAGAATGAGCCGGACTATGCTAAAGAGTGGCAGGAAGAGTACAACGAAAAGACAGACAGAACTTGCAAAATGCTGAATAACCGTAAATTGGCAATGGCAAGATTGAAAGTCGGTAGCAAGGTTTCTTATAACGGAAAGCCGGGAAAGATTACAGGATTTTCAAAGCGTGGCTATCCGAATGTAGACTTCAACGGAGTTGTAAGAACTTGTTTTGTTGAAGAGATTGCGGATATTGAAGCGTTGGAGAAGAAACTTAACGCAAAGGCTGCATAAATAAGCGTATACAGAAATATTTCTGAATACATAAATCAATTTAGGGGGTGTTTTTATGGCACTTGGTAAATTAAAGAAAGGTTGTCCTTATGGTAAGGAGATTGCAAAAGAGATTGAAGCAGGCGGAAACGAGCAGCTCAACGCAAGAGTTACAGAGCTTGAAGAAACTGTAGAATCTCTTACAACAGCACTTGCCTCCGTTCTTGCAGCAGACAAGACAACAGACAACGGAAAGACTTTGCAGATTGATTCTAACGGCGTTGTTGCGCTTGTTACTGTGTAAGTTTTCTTTTTACCCGGTCTTACTTTGCGTAATTCCGGGGCATTTATTTTGAGGTTTAAGCATGGGTCAAGGACTTGGAGAAAATAGCCCTGTAGTTTTAAGTTTAGGGCGTGCAAACTATGAAGCTCTCATTAAGCGTCACGGTCAGTGGGTACGGTGGCGGACGGCTGCAATGTGTCCTTGTGTCGAAAAGAATACGCAACAGCCCGACCCACATTGCGAGAAGTGCGGCGGACGCGGTTATATTTACGGCAATCAGAAAGAGCAGGTTTTACAGACAATGGCAACGGTAGACCTTAACGGAATTCTTACCGTTTCAGAAGATTATACAAACGATTCTCTTGTAAAGGTTTACGACCAGAGCGGAAAGGTTTACAGCAACGCCCGGAAATACGGACAGTTTATTGATTTGAATACTGATAGATTTGTAAGGGGTTCATACTACAATGTAGTTCTGAATCGTGAGCTTGCAAAGACTATTGAAAATACAATTCTTGAAGATTGCGGCGGAAACTATTATAAAGTTCCGGGAATTGAATCTAAACGGCTGAATATTGAGGGCATTTATTACACCGCGCCTGCAGATATTTTGAGCATTGAAAGTGTTACTGATGAAGAAGGTGAGGAATTTGAGGTTGAGCAATACCGATTAAACCTTGCATATATTCCGCCAAAGATTGTTGAAGATGAAGAAACCGGGGAAGAAACGGAAGTTTACCCGACAGGAAATTTGACGGCAAAAAACATCAAGTATATTGAGCCGTTCACTTTTGCCGTGCTGAATCAGAATCTTAATAAGGTTGACATTGCACAAATGGAAGCTGCTCACGGTGACGCAGTTGTGACATTCCCTTATTCCTGTGATGTTTCGGAAAATGATGTTTTGACGGTTTTAGCAGGAACAATCACGCAGAAATCTATGATTGTGCGAACAAAAAAAGACTATGACACAATCCCGGCATTTTTCATTGAAAGCATTGTGAAGATAATCGGAAAGGATAACGAATATGAAAACGGCGTTGATTATGTTCTTGTCGGTACGAATTCTATTAAGTGGATTTCTGAAAATAAGCCGGATAATGGCGAAGGATATTCAATCATCTATAAGGTTTATCCGACTTATACGGTTGTAAAGAATATCCCGCAGTTACGAAGTTCTGAAAATCAGCGATTCCCGAAGAAAGCTATCGTACAGCTTATGAGCAGTTACAGCGAAACAAGGGGAGTGAACAGGCAATGACCGAAGGTATAAAGGTTCAGATAACAGGTGAATCCGCTCTAGCCGCAATTAAAGAGATTGTAAAAAATGGCGGGCGTGACTTCTCTACTATTTTTCCAGAAACGGCTTTTGCACTTTTTGACAGTGCAAAGAAGATTGAAGGAACATGGAAAAATTATGCTATGGGGTATCCTTCATCTGATTACCCACACTTAGGAATAAAAGATATTCCTAGACCAGACCCGAAACTTGCCGATTCTGTAAAAACATCTCCAAACACACCGGGAAAACTCGAATATACCGTACACAGCGACCATCCTTTAATGTCTGACTATCAGAATGGAAAAGATGAAACAATCGACATGAAAGCTCCAAATAGTCCGTGGCTTAAAGGAAAGAAAAGCCGATTGAATAAAAAAGACGGCTCGCCTTATTTGATTGTTCCGTTCTCATGGGGAACAGGTACAGGGCATTTTAGAAATGTCGTTCCGGCTGGAATACAAAAAGCAATGACAAGAAGAGCCTTGTCACGCAATCTTGGGAAATTACACACAGAGCCAAACGCCAACGGTGAAGAAATATGGCGAGATGATTATAATTGGGGCGGTAGAATATCGCCAGAAGAAGCCGAACAAGCCGGAAATGACAGGCTTTCGGGAATGGTGCGCATGGAAGATAGCGCATACAAAAACGGCAATCACGGTACATATTTCACTTTCCGTGTTATAAGCGCAAAGTCGGCGGCTGATAAGTGGATTCAGCATAGAAAGATTGAAGCAAGGGATATTACCGGCGCATTAAAAAGGGAGTTTGAGCAATATATAACGGAAGTTGTGCGAGAAGGTTTTTATGCAGATATGAAGCCAATAATCTAGCATAAAAGTCAAATTGACAACAGGGGCTTTTTGCTTTAATATAGAATAAATTACAGTGCCATAATTGGTATGTTACATCTGTATTCCTTATGAAAGGCAGCAGGGGTAGAAGTGCGGAATTCCGTGTTTTTATCTGTGCTGCCTTTTTTGTTGCACGAAAAAAAAAGGAATAGCGGACATGGCACGATACTATCTTAATCGCGGTATCATTCTTGAACAAGTTATAGTTTCCCTTATACATGACTATCTGGAAGCCATAGACGCAGATAATCTTTATCAGAATTTCCATATCGAAGCAACAAACAGACACCCTTTTGCAAGCCTTTATTTGCATAACACAAAGACTGTAGCAGACAGTTTCCCTTCAATAACAGTTACAACAGCAACGGACGACAAAACACCCGCTCTGGAAGAATTGAAAGCATGGGTAACGCCTGTTGCTTTTACTGATGAAGATATTGACGATTGGGCAAGCAACACATACGACAGCGATTTCAAAGATTCAAACGGACATATCGTAAAAGCGGGTAAGAAGATTCCGGGCTTATGTGCAGTCACATCAAAAGATGTTATCAAGGAATTGAAGAAGGTTACAAAAAAGCAGGGCGAAGTTTACGGAAACAAGATTGAGATACGAAGAACAGACCGAATTTCCGTTGAAATCTGGGCTGACAATGAGCAGGTAAAAAACGAGGTTTACGAAGTCTTACGGCTTTTTATTGCCGGGGATTTAAGACAGATTCTTTCCGAAAGATATAACTTTTTCGACCCGCTTATTGACGATGGAAGCGTACACGGTCAGCGAAGCAATAACTACAACATGGATTTTGACATTGCACTTTCTGGGGCAATGATTACTTTTGAGGTGAATTATCTTATCGCGCAAGTCGTACTCGACACCGACAAGGCAAAGATAAGTCAAGATATAGAAGCGGAGGCACATAACTATGTCAAACACAACTAAGGCAGATAACGCCACCAGCACGACAACAACTCCGAAAAAAGAGAAAAAAATGGGTGTTGTGCGTTTTCTGCAAAAGAATCCGCAGAAAAGCGGAATTGAGGCAATACTGAAATGCGAATACGCGTCAGTATCGAAAACAGAAACAGAGTGGAAAGCGATTGTTGACCAGCTCTTGAGTGCAAAAGTAAGGTAGGAGGCAAAAAATGGGTGTAAGTCCAGCAGTATTTGAATCAGCGGGCAAAAAGACAGAACATCTTATTCCGGGCGTTTATACTCGTAGAAATACGGTTGCTGCAACTACCGGGCTTGGTAATGACAAGCTCGTAGTAATGGGTGTTTCAAGTGCGGGTAAACCGCGTACACTTCTTAAATTCGCTACTCCGGCAGACGCAAAAAATGCTCTTCTCGGTGGTGAATTGCTCAACGGTGTTCTTCACGCGTTCAACGGCTCGAATGACTTTGTTCCGCAGTATGTTTACGGTTATATCGTAAACAGCAACACACAGGCAACACTTGTAATGAAAAACGGCGATAATCCAATTATCAATGTTAAGTCAAGTATTTACGGTGTTCCTGCTAATCAGCTTAAACTCTGGCTGAAAAGCGGCACAACAGGAAAGAAGCTGATGTATTCTTTCAAAGGAAACGAAGGAAGCATTGATAACATCGAACGTCCTTCTTTCTCAATCATCTATAACGGTGACGGTACATCTCCAAAGTGTACAATCACATCTACAGGAATCAAACTTGAAGCATTGGAAGAGGGCGAGGCTGTTGATGTTTTTGAATTCGCTTGGACTGATATTGAAACCGTTTCTGAACTCGTTTCAAGAATCAACGACACAGACATTTACACTGCAACTCTTCTTGATTTAACAGAAGGTGCTGCAACAAAAGAGCTTGATGTTTGTTCTGCAACAGCTCTTTCTACAACCGCAACAAAGTTCTACAGCAATGTACAGGCTTTGATTGAGGCTCTGGAAAAAGTTCAGTACATCGGAAGCGGAAACGCAGAACTTGCAGAAAATGCAAGCCGTATCTTGCCGGACAACAATGACGGCTATGTATATTTCAGCGGTGCAGCAGCAGGCACTTCT